ACACAAGCGGGGACAGCGGCAGCGGCACAGAGCGGATGCGTATTTATGGAAACGGAAATACGGGCGACATCCTCTTTCCTGGTGACTCATCAAATAGCGAACGAAATCCTCTTATATTGAGTGTTGGTGGCACACGAATAAACAACAATCGTGATGACGCTTACTTTATATCAACAAAACAGGACGGAACAACTGTTGGATATTTTGGATTCAACGGATACAGCACCCAATCATTCAAGTATACTGCATGGGAAGTCGCAACACGAGGAGTGAATGACTCTGCTTCTGTTAGTAGACTCTACATTGACCAAACAGGAAATGTTGGGATTGGAACTGGAGCCGTTTCACACGGAGCCACCCTTGATGTGAACGGCACTCTGCGGGTGGGAAACTTTGGCGGCAGCACCAATGTGATGGCAAAGGCTACGAATGCCGCTGGTGGGGTGGGACAGGTGATCCCCCTTCTGACATGGGGTGGAAACATTGGCAGTGCTACGGTTCCGAGAAACCACGCAGCACCAATTCCTGCTGGAACATGGTTCGTATTTATGACTTCAAACACAGACAGTACCACTGGTGATGCTGAAAACACTTCGTTTACGATGGCACAGACATGGGTTGTGCCTGCTGGTCAGTGGCTGGTGTTTGCTCATTCTCATGCGTACACTAGTTTTGCTAGTGATAGCATAAGTGGATTGGCTTGGAAACTTGTAACTGATCCAGCACCCTACAGAACTGCTTCAAATGATTTCCCACCAGCAGAAATTACTGGTGCAAAGGGGTGGACCTGGATTTCCAAAACAAACGGAACCGCACAACTCATAAACGAGCAGAACGCAGACACCGCGACTGGTGGTGACAGACCCGCATCGGGTTGCGTGTATCAGGGTGGTGGTGGTTGGTTTGTTGCAAGTCAGATCAGCGGCTACGCCATGCGTATTGCGTAAAAGGATAAATACAGGCATATGGCATACTCAAGTCTACCGTTTCCTGGCAACACCAACCTCGAAAACCTGCGGGTAATCGCGGAAGACACCACCATCTACATTGCTCCCGCGAACAACGGGTTGGGCAAGACGGGATCTGCGCCTGGATGGACAGGCTTGACTTGGGGCAACGACACCACTGGTGACGGAACCCTAGCAAAGCCGTATGCCACCCTGAAGAAGGCATGGGACAAGGCACAGGATTACATCGTCACAGGCGATGCAATTCTCACTATTCAGTTTCAGAAGGGCATCTACGGATACACTTACGATCTGAACGATGAAACCACCAATCCGTTTCCTCAGAATCTTCACCATCCGCAGGGTCAGAACATTGTTATTCAAGGCGATCTCAATGCCATCAAGCAGAGGTATATCTACTCCGTAAAGGATTACTCTTGGGATATGTCCCGTTGGTCGCAATACGGACACACAGGCACGGTAAACACTTGGTACGGAAGCGACAAGTACGGAACGGTTTCAAGCATTAACGGCACCACTTCACACGGCTTTACTGGAGAAGACGAGGGCTGCTTTGCTGCGGTGACAAACGCATTCATGGGTGGGATGGCTTATTGGAACAATTCGTATTACTTGGATCGCAAGAACGGAGTGTACAGCGGAAACAAGTACCAGAGAGGAGCAGACACGGGACACCACTTTGGGCGATATTTCTTCAATCACGGACTGTCGTATGAAGAAGCAAATGCAATATGTGGTCTTTCCAAAATTGAGAGTGCTGCTGCGAATCCATACGATCTGAAGATGCAGTTCAAGTATCAGAACTTGGACGGCAGAATAATGTTGTTTCCACAGATTTCGGCAGGCGCAAACAAGGGCAGACTAGACGGTGGCTTGGGAAATGCTTTGGACTACGCCGAAATAAGCAGCAATTATCCAGAACCTCAGTATTCGGTTCCAAACGGATACTACGGACCAACCGCATCGGTAAACTCATCGAACGCGGTGGTTCAGCCAAATCTTGAACTTGAGAACGCAACCACATACGGAAAGAACCAGAATTCTGGTGCAAACTGGAATTATCCTGGTCGTGACAGTGGGCAAATCCACATTACGGATGATGCTCACCTTCTTACTCTGTTCCCCGTAGTCATTCGCGTCAACACCGCAAACAACGAATTCAAGGTAGGTTCTGTTCCCCTACTCTTGGATGGCAGTTCGATACGAAGCATTCGTAACCTCATGTTTGTGAACGCAAACTACGATAAACCCACCTACGCCAGCACAAATATTTGCGAGGGGATGGATGCACAGATCAGCATGAGCAGACTGAAATATCCTATGTCTCCGCTTATGGTGCTTAAGAACGGTGCTTCCACATCAGTTCGTCATATAGGAATACACGGATACGGGTTTGGAAAGATTTCAGATGCCCAAACCGAAACTCTGTCGTCTACTCTGGATGAGGACAGTTCGCAAGCACTGGGTCAGAACACTATTAATCTCCTGACAATCGGAGCAAGTGTAGTGGTGAACAAGTCTACTCTGTTTATAGACAGAGGAATAGATTTTAAGACCAGTGGTAATCGTGCAGATGTTTACAGTGACGGTCCGTTGGTGTACGCCGAACTAGGTGCGCTTCACAACTGTCCTTTCTTTGTTATTTCTCATGGTGGTGGCATTCGTGTGTCTGATTCTGGAAAAATTATAGGCAATGCTTCGGATAACACTGGAACAAAGGCAGTATTTAATGCAGACAATACCACATGGGTTCAGGCATCTATATCCTCCTGCCTTGCTGCTCAAGAAGACAGTTTTGCAAAACTAGACAACATTGTTGCGGTGTGCAGTGGATATAATTCAGCACTGTGTTCTTTTAGACTGAACATACCAGTGTTTCCTGGTGCCACTCTTGGCGGAAGTACTGCCGCTTTCTACATTCCAAATGTGTTTGATGCTGGTCGTGGCAGTAAGTACAAGAGCGTGGTTGGTTACTTGAGAGAGGGATCAACTAGAACTGCTTTCACCCGAGTGGTAGACATCATAGGAACAGGAATAACATACACAACTAGTGGTTGGAGTGCTGGTACTGGATTCTCTGGTGGAACTACTACGCTCACAACTACTACTTTGCGTCCATCTTATTCGGAAACGGTTCGCTTCGAGGGATATCGCATAGGCGGCGGTGGAAACGCCGATTTCAAGATGGACAATCACGAATCAGCCGTGGCTTGGCTTAACGGCGGTGCAGGCAGAGCCATAGAGTTTTTTGCCTACAGCGACAATGCCGAGGGAGTTACCATTGCAAACGAGTATTACTCCCTCAGTGCAAAAGGATTCACTATGGGAATTTCCGCTGGATATACCCTGAGCGGATTGTCTGCAAACAACGGAGGAAGTTCCTTTGGTCTTAATCCAAAGCCAGTGAGGGTTTCTGGATTCTTGGTTGGTATTTGTGGAAGCGTGGACTGCCAGTCTATCAATCAATCAGGTCACCATAAACTCGTAGTGGACAGCAATTCCACTGTTGATATTGGTGGGTACGCCCATCTCAGCGGAAAATCATATGTTGGTTCGTCTTCCTATCGTGAATCCAATCTTTTCGTCAATGTGATGATGATCAGTGAGTGGAATCACAGCGGACACCTGTCGGATCTGAATGGCAGTGCGGTGTTCGGAAACATCTTTATGAAAAATCCTTGTGGTAACGGGATAAATTACGATTACTCGCCTAGTCCATACGGGTACGGTCTATACTCCCGAGGTTCTGGTGAATGGCGCGTGGGCAGAGGAGGCAGTGCAATTGTTAGTGTTCCTCTACATACCCACAATTATGTGAACCATGATGGGAAACACATGGGTTTCTACTCCATTAACTCTGCTTCTCCTACATCAGTTGATTTTGGAGATCATACTCCGTTATACATCTCTTACAACTCTCTTGGAGCGTTTAGCGGTGGATACGGAGTGTTGGTAGCAGGACACGATGGTGGACGGGCTAGTATGTCTAGCAGTCCTTCTGGTTCTGTTATGAAAATGGAGTTGGGTGCAGACGCATACGGAGTAGGTTCTCTTCGATTTGTGTATAATCCAACTCAAGGAATTGTCAGCAGTAACTTCCCGCGCATTATGACGCGTGGAGGATGGAATGACAGTACTACTTACAGACAGTGGTTGTACAACGCTCCACGGGGTGCAACCATGTGGTGGACTCTTGGGGTTGGTTCGGGCGGCAGTGGTTGGGTGAGCAGTAGTTCTGCGGTTGGCAGCGTTCCTACTTTCTTTGCTTCTCTAAACACATCCTCAAATGCTTCTAACCCAAGAGACAGAACCATAACCACACCGCAGATCAATGCCGCTTATAATGCTGGTACACCAGGATTCAGCGGACCCGCGCTGACAAAAAGTACCGCAGATTTTGTATCGTTGAACTACAACTGGGGCAGATATGTATGATGTGCCAACAGAGGAACCGTAAATGCAAAAGACTATTGTAACGCTCAATGCAGACGGAACACAGGGGGGAAGCCAGATTGGTGCGCTTCCGTATGACTACAATCCCGCTGTTCTGTCACAAAGACAGCCTGTGTTGCCTGTTTTGGTGGACAGCGGAGTAGACTTTCTTGAGATAGAGAGAGTGTCTTCAGATCAAGCACTGGAAAATTTGCTTCCACTTGACGAGCAGTCTCCTGCTGGTTCTCAAACAACATTCACCACACGAGTTCTGATCAATCCATACGCAGAGCAGATTATTACTGGTACTCAATACGGTGAGTTTGTTCTGAACGAACAAGCATTTCAGTCTACTTGGATTCCTCGAATCATCAATGGTCTTTCAGTTTCTGGAGCAACAGCCACAGAATACGAACCCGTGATTGGCATACAACAAGGAACAACCACTTCTTATCTTGGAAGACGAGCGGGGCAGTTCAAGGGGTCTTTGTTGGACACAGACACAAAAGCAGCAGGAATTTCTTTGGCTTCTTTTGCTTCGTCTGGAACCACTTGCGCTAATTTCTTGCTAGAATCGTTCGTGTATTTTGAATCAACTCCGTCATCTGCATACGATCCAATAATCATAACTCGCAGCACAGACGGTGTTACACCCACAACCAATGACTCGTTCAGGCTAGAATACGACAATACTTCTTCGCAGTTGCAGTTTCATTTCGCTACACAGAGTTATGCTTCTGCGGGATACGAGCCTGTCATGCTTGCGGTTTGTCCAACAAACGGAGTCACCCTGAACGAGTGGCACCATTTTGCTATTGCATATTCCAATAGAGGTGGATCTGCTGCGATTGCTTCTTATTGGAACGGAAACAGAATAGGCAAAATCGCTGGCTTGTCTGGAAACATAAGAAACAGCACTGCCAGCGTTTGTGTTGGTTGTGGTGCTTCAGGAGACAAGCCACTGAAGGGTTGGCTAGAAGACCTTGCAATCAGTTGCGGTGGAGAAACGGCAGCATTGCGTTCCTTCAGCGCATTTGGATTGACTGCAACTATCCCAACAGACGAAATTTCTGCGGGAGAGTATACTGTGCGCTTGTTGAGCATGAATGGTCCTCTCGGTCACAGCATTTTTCCTTGCGAGAGTGAAGCAAAAGTGATTTCCTCTGTGGTGTATCTGGACAGACCGAACAGCACCGTTGGTGCCGCACTAGTTTCCAGAAATGAAACTTCTCTACACGGAATCTGCCTGTTTGGTGGATTCTGTGGTGGTCATCAGATTTCTGGTGGATCGGCTGGATATTATTTTGGATACGACAGTGGAGCCTGTATTATTGTCGGTGATGTAAAGGAAACCAGACCCCTGCCTGACGCTAAAAAGGTTCGCGGAAACGGAGCAGAGTTCACTATATCGTTCCTTCTCGGATACACTGCTATGCGGGGATATTCTGGTTCTTCTGGTGACTTCTCTAGGCTTTTTAAGAGAAACTGGGGCGGAAACTCTTTCTCGTATCTTCCAATTGAATCAAATATACGAGAACTACGAACATACTTTGATGATATTGTGTACAACGGAAACACAGGAACTTTTTACATCAAAGACTACGACACAGGTACTGTGTATGGTGTTGTTAGTGCTGATGTACGCAATCTATATCAAGACATAGTGGAATACCACACCAAAGCCATACAGTTGGGTGTTTCCATGAACAACACTATATCAAGCAAGTCTTCTTTCTCACAACTTCGATCTGTTTCTGGATTTGTTGAAGAAGGTTTGGCTAGAAAGGTTGCTCCTGGAGTTGCTGATGTTGGAGTTGTGTTTGTGTCTCCACCTGCAAGAGCATCGAAGAAAACAAACCGACCAGAAGGAAAGTATCAGATTAATGAAGACGAGATTCTTCCCCTTGAAGAAGAATTGAACTGAAAGCCATGAAACTTGTACATTATGATCTAAATCAGATTGAGATCAACGAACGAAAGTACTCGTTTGAGGACTTTTTAAGAGTTCATCCAACATACTCTGCTCCGTTCGGATTCTCTATTCGAGTGTATGAGGGGGGAGTTCGGCACTACGCCAGTGACGGATCAAACACCATATACCTCCCTCTGAATGACCCGTATTGCGATGCCATATGCAACCGCGAAGGCGAACTTGCCAGACTCGTAGACCGCCTGAAAAACGAGCAGGAGCAGTGATCCGTTCTTCTAAATACTCGTAAAGGAGACACGGATGGCAAAGCCCACCACACGACAAGAATTCAAGGAATACTGCCTGCGCGCTCTTGGTGCGCCAGTAATAGAGATCAATGTGGACGATTCCCAAGTGGAAGACCGCATTGATCAGGCTATCCAATACTTCAATGACTGGAACTCGCTTGGTATGCAGCGTCAGTACTGGAAGTATGAGATCACCCAGCAGGACATCACTAATCAGTACATCGACACAAACACGCTTGATCCGAATGGACCGCAGATTGCAAACATCACGCGGGTGTTTCAGATCGGCTTCAACCTACAGATCAACAACATATTCAATATTCGCTATCAGATGGCACTGACGGATTTCTACGGACTCCGCACAGGCAACATGAACATGAACTACTATGTGTCCACGATGCAGTACATCGAAATGTTGCAGCAACTGCTTGACCCCGAGAAGCAGATTCGATTCAACAAGTACAAGAACAAGTTGCAGATGGACATGAACTGGAGTGATTTTGCTCCTGGTCAGTACATTTTGGTTGAGGGGTTTGCGGTGGTTGATCCTGCGGAGTACAGCGAAGCGTGGAATGACCCAATGCTGAAGAAGTACGCCACAGCACTCATAAAGCAGCAGTGGGGTGCAAACCTGTCCAAGTTTGAAGGCATTCCACTGCCAGGCAATATCACATTCAACGGACAGCGCATCTACGAGGAAGCCACCACAGCAATACAGGCAATTGAAGAAGAGGTGCTGCTGAAGTACCAAGAGCCGCCTGACTTCATTACAGGATAACCATGACCGTCAATCCGTACTTTCGCAGGAACAAGAAAGGCGAACAGAGCCTTCTTCAATCACTCACGACCGAAGCGATCAAGATCCACGGTCACGAGATGGTGTACATTCCGCGAGAGAAGGTTACGGAAGACCTCATTCTAGGTGAAGAGGTTTCGGAGTTCAAGGACGCAAACCGCATAGAGATGTATCTTGAAGGCGGTGAATACGAAGGCGACCAAGAGATGTCGCGTTTTGGTCTTGATGTTCGGGAGAGTGCCACATTCATAGTGTCTCGACAGAGATTCTTGGATGTCATGGGACACAACACAGATATCAGAAAGAAAGGTCGCCCACGGGAAGGCGACATCATCTACTTTGACTATCCGTTCTCCATGTTTGAAATCAAGTTTGTTGAACACGACAACCCCTTCTATCCTGGTGGGGATCGGTACTCTTTCAAACTCGTTTGCGAAGCGTTCAAATACTCGAACGAGAAGATCGACACAGGCGAATCCGAGATGGATGGGGTCATGGAGATTACCTCGTCTTACCTATTGGGAATCACGCTCGGCAGTGGAACGGGATCGTACACAGAAGGCGAAGAGGTGTATACAGGCGTGTCTTCAGACAAGAAGGCTTTCGGTCGCGTTGTAAACTTCACCGATCCTGTTGTCGGCAGCAGTTTCGTGTTCGTCAACAGGCAAGACGGCGTATTTCAGGTTGGGGATGTTCTTACTGGCACGGTCAGCGGCGTGACATATTCAATCTCGGGAATCTACGACACAACCATTCGCGCAGGACATCAAGATCAGCAGGACAACGAGCAGTTGGATCTGGAATCGAACAGCAACTCTATTTTCGATTTCACTGAAGTCGATCCGTTCTCCGAAGGCAACTACGGAGGCAATGATTAATGTTCACTAATTTCTACAACGGCTCCATTCGCCGCATGGTTGTGGCTTTTGGCTCACTCTTCAACCAAATCTACATCGACAAGGCAGAGAGCGGTGGCACCAAGACCCTGTTGGTGCCTATTGCGTATGCTGCAAAAGATAAGTACAAGGTTCGCTTGGCGGGTGATCCTGAACTGAACAACCCCAACCAGATCACGCTGCCACGAATGGCTTTCGAGATCACGGGATACGCATACGACACCACCCGAAAGCGCAACAGCCTGACTCGTCACATTGTGCGACCAACCACAAGCAATCCGAGCAAGGTGGATTTCACATATGCAGAAGTGCCGTACAACATTGATTTCGGCTTGTACATCTATGTTCGTAACATGGAAGACGGACTGCGTATCATTGAGCAGATCATTCCGTTCTTCTCTCCTGAATTCTTGGTGACCGTGAACTTTGATGATGTAAACAAGAAGGTGGATGTGCCGATTTTCCTGAACTCGGTGTCATCGGAAGAAGACTACGAAGGCGATTTCAGCAACAGGCGGTCAATCATCTTCACCCTGAACTTCACGATGAAGACCTATCTGTTTGGTCCTGCAAAGAACTACAAAGAGATTCGGGTCACGAAGGTTGGACTGTGGAACAACGATGTGTTTGGCGAAGATTTCGTTGGCGGAATCACATACACGCCAGGCAACACCACAGACAAACCAAACTACGCGGATGTCATCGTGGGCATCTCTGGACCGAGCGGAGCAAGTTCAAACGCGAACGACTACAGCCCGTATGGAAAGGTGTATCAGAATGATCCTGGTGCAGGTGGAAGCACCTATTCAGCAGGCATGGTTTCGGGTGGCGTTACTGTGGATTGGAATATTTAAGGAGTAGAGCATGAGTGGATTTGAGAATATAGAAAAGGCTCTGGGAGCAGAGCCTGCGAAGCCTCTTGTAGGCGGTGGAATTCCACAGAATGCCATTGTGGTGAGTGTGGAACCTGTTCCGCTTACCGATGAGCGGCTTGAAAAAGACCTGAAGAGTGACTACGAGGTAGTACGAGACAATCTCAAAGAACTCGTGGACATGGGCAAGAACGCACTAGACGGAGTGATTCAGGTGGCACAGGAAGGTGATCAGCCCCGTGCATACGAAGTGGTGGCTCAACTCATCAAGACACTTGCTGAAACCAATCGGGAACTCATGGATCTCCATAACCGCGTGAAAACCATCCGCAAGATTGATCAGAGTGTCACGAACAACAACACGACAACGAATCAGTCCATCTATGTGGGTTCTACAAAGGAACTACAGGATATCATCAACTCTGCCCGTTCTTCTACAAAGGCGTTTGACAATCGCCCCGATGTTCGTGATGTAATTCAAGGTGACAAGAACAATGAGTAAGAAAAGCACGAAGTATCTCGGCAACTCCAATCTCAAGGCAGCAGGCGTAAATGTAAACTTCTCTCCCGAACAGATTGAAGAATACATCAAGTGCGCCCAAGATCCGCTGTACTTCATCAAGAACTATGTGAAGATCGTGTCCCTCGACAAGGGCTTGGTGCCGTTTGAGCCGTATGACTATCAGGAGAACATGATCCGCACCATTCACGAAAACCGCTTCGTGATCGGTAAACTGCCCCGTCAGACAGGTAAATCCACCACGATCATCGCGTATCTACTTCACTATGTGCTGTTCAATCAGAGCATGAGCGTGGCGATTCTTGCGAACAAACTGAACACAGCGCGCGAATTACTAGGACGCTTGCAGTTGGCATACGAGTATCTGCCCATGTGGTTGCAGCAGGGCGTGGTGGAATGGAACAAGGGTTCCATTGTGTTGGAGAACGGCTCCAAGATTCTTGCATCAGCCACATCATCGTCTGCGGTGCGTGGCGGATCGTTCAACTACATCTTCCTTGACGAGTTTGCGTATGTGCCGCAGAATGTCGCAGAAGAGTTCTTCTCGTCCGTTTACCCCACGATCACCAGCGGTCAAAGCACGAAGGTCACGATCATTTCAACGCCCAAGGGCTTGAATATGTTCTACCGCTTCTGGGTGAACGCGAACAAGAAGCCAGGTGAGGAAGGCAAGAACGAGTATGTGCCAATGGAGGTGCATTGGAGCGATGTGCCTGGTCGTGACGATGCGTGGAAAAAGCAGACGATTGCGAACACCTCCGAAGAGCAGTTCCGCACGGAGTTTGAGTGTGAGTTCCTTGGCTCCATGCACACACTGGTGCATCCCGAAAAACTCAAGTGCATGGTGTACCGCACTCCTGAATATTGGAACAACGAGGGGCTGAGGGTGTATCAGAAGCCTCTTCCCGATCACAAATACATCACCATCGTGGACACGGCGCGGGGACAGGGACTCGACTACCACGCCTACTCCGTGATTGATGTTTCTGCGATGCCGTATCGGGTGGTGGCAACATTTCGCAACAACGAGATGCCGCCCATGCTTTATCCCAATGCCATTTACCCCATCCTGCGGCAGTACAATAATGCGTACTGCTTGGTGGAGGTAAACGACATCGGCGGTCAGGTGGCAGACATTCTTCACGATGAACTTGAGTATGACAATGTGATCTATGTGTCCATGCAGGGACGCAAAGGACAGGTGGTGAACGGCGGCTTCGGCGGCAAGGGATCGTCCATGAAGGGGGTAAAAACCTCCACTGCCGTGAAGCGCATCGGCTGCTCCATTTTGAAAAATCTGATTGAAGACACCAAACTCATCGTGGAGGACTTCAACACGGTGGACGAGTTCTGCTCGTTTGTGGCAAAGGGCGACTCGTTTGAGGCAGAAGAAAACCACCACGATGACTTGGTGATGACTCTGGTGCTGTTTGGATGGCTGACCACACAGGCATATTTCAAACAGATCACGGGCAGCGACATTCGCAAAGACCTGTATGAAGACCAAATGAAGGCACTGGAAGAGGAGATGACACCGTTTGGTTTTGTGGATGACGGGAGCAGCATCAATTCATTTACTGACGCAAGCGGAACCACATGGAGGGGCGGAAACAGTTCAGACCTAGATATGGGGTGGACTTTTTGACCTTTTGGTGAAGCCTTCAAAATAATACATACATCGGAAGCGCAGTCATAGAATTGACTTCTTCACGAAGGAGAACTACAAATGGCATTTAGAGTAAGCCCTGGCGTTAGCATCAAAGAGGTTGACCTGACCACCATCGTTCCCGCTGTTGCCACCACGCCTGGTGGTTTCGCGGGTTATTTCCACTGGGGACCAGTCGATGAGATCGTCACGGTCACGCAGGAAACTGAACTTGCGAATATTTTCAACAAGCCCGACAACAACAACTACGAGGATTTCTTTACGGCAGCAAACTTCCTGTCGTATGGAAACAATCTGCAAACCGTTCGCGTGGTCGGCTCTGCCGCAAAGAACGCCAATGTAACAAAGGCTGGTGTCACGGGTGTTGCCACACTCATCATCAACAACGAAACACAGTTCGGTGCAAGTGCTGGTCTTTCTGCTTCCACTGCTGCGGCTGCGGGTGTTCTCTTTGGTTCGAAGTATCCTGGTGTGCTTGGAAACAGCCTGAAGGTTGTTATTACATCTGGACCAGGAACCACCACAGGAACCCTTGCTGCGAACGCCTCTCTTGGAGCAAGCAGCATTCGCATCACCAAGGGTGCTGGAACAACCGCTTCGTTCTCTGTTGGTGATGAAATCACCTTTGCGGACGGAACAAGCGTAACAGTCAGCGGAGTGATCTCTTCTGGCACCACGGTTCTCGGAGCCACCAGCGGAGACATTTTCCGCGTCAGTGGTTCTGCTAGCGGTATCACCCTGAACCTGCAATCGCTCTTGACGAAAGATCAGAGCAGCGGAGCAGCGTTTACCCACAAGAGCGTGTACGCGAAGTATATTGGCTCCAATTCGTACACAACACCATTCGCGGCTGACGCTGGTGGTTCGGGAGATCAGATCAACATCCTTGTCATGGACAAGGACGGAAAGTGGACAGGAACTGCAAATTCTCTGCTTGAGAAATTCGAAGGACTGTCTCGCGCCACTGATGCCCGTAAGTTTGACGGCAGCAGCAACTACTATCGCACCGTGATTAATGATCAGTCGGCGTATGTTTGGGCTTTGCAGGCTGATGTTTCAGGAAACAACGGTGGTGCAGGTTATCAGGCTACAACAACCAACTGGACCGCAATCGGTTCGGCTCTTGCTGCTGAAACAGTGGTTGCAGACGGCGTAAACTCTCTTGGTCTGACTGGAGCCGTTTCTGCTGCTCCATCTGATTCGGAGCGTTGGGCTAGCGGATGGAGCAAGTTTGCCGATTCGGATGCAGTAGATGTGTCTCTTCTGCCTCTCGGTAGTGCTTCTTCCACACTCGCCAGACTTGTGGTTCAGAACATCTGCGAAAAGCGTTTGGACTGCATGGCATTTGTCTCTCCAGAGAAGAGCGATGTGGAAAACAAACTCGCATACGAGGCTCTGAACGAGATCAAGGGTTACAGAGACAACACACTGAACCTGAACTCTTCGTATGCAGTCATGGACAGCGGTTGGAAGTATCAACTAGACACCTACAACAACATTGTCCGCCTTGTTCCGCTCAATGCAGACATTGCGGGTCTGGTTGCTCGTACCGAGTTCACCACTGAAGCGTGGTTCTCGCCCGCAGGTTTCAACCGTGGTCAGGTCAAGGGAGTGGTGAAGTTGGCGTACAACCCCTCTTCCGAGGCTCATCGTGACGAACTGTACACCCGTCAGGTAAACCCTGTCGTGTCGTTCCCTGGCGAAGGCGTGATCCTGTTTGGTGATAAGACCATGCAGACTCGTCCAAGCGCATTCGACCGCATCAATGTTCGCCGCCTGTTCATCATTCTTGAAAAGGCGATTGCCACGGCTTCGAAGTTCTTCCTGTTCGAGCAGAACGATGCGTTCACTCGCGCACAGTTCAAGAATCTCGTGGTTCCGTTCCTCAAGACGGTTCAGCAGCGGCGGGGCATCACCGATTTCAAGGTGGTGTGCGATGAAACCAACAACACAGGTGAAGTAATCGACCGCAACGAGTTCGTGGCTGACATCTTTGTGAAGCCAACTCGCAGCATCAACTTCATCCAGTTGAACTTTATTGCAACCAAGACAGGTGTAGATTTCAGCGAAGTCGGTGGCTGATCGTCTAAATAAGACTAAGGAGTAATCCATGCCAGTAGATCCTACAAACAATATTTCGGGATTTGTAAACGCCTTCGCTGGCGGTGGTGTACGCACAAACCTGTTCATGGTCACGGGAAACATCCCTGGCTATTCGAACAATCGCGCCATCTCGTTCCTGTGCAAGGCAGCACAGATTCCCGCGTCATCGCTCGGCACGATTGAAGTGCCGTACCGTGGTCGCCGCATCAAACTGCCAGGTGACCGCACCTTCCAGGATTGGACAATCACAGTCATCTCTGATGCGAACATGACGCTTCGCTCGGGTTTCGAGTACTGGAGTGCCACCTTCAACTCCCATGTGAGCAATATTTCGGCAACGAACTTCATGCAGTTCATGCCCACATGGTCGGTGACACAGTTGCTCCGCAACGGCGAGGCTCTGCGTACCTACAATTTCATTGGGTGCTTCCCAAGCGAAATCGGTGCGATTGACCTGTCCTACGAGAACAACGACACCATTGCCGAGTTCCCCGTCACCATCAACTACTCTTGGTGGGAGGCTGCGGCTGGTGCTGCCGTTCCCGCCACAGGCACTGGAGCGGAGAACATTCGTTCTCTCCTACAGGGAGCGGGAATCAACATCGGTCAAGGCTTCTGATTCACTCTTTGACAGGATTTTTTATTCATGGCAATCAAACTGTTTGGTTTTACTATCGGTAAGGAGGGGACTTCTTCGGAGGAATCCAAGAAGTCTCTTTCGTTTGTACCGCCCGACTACGATGATGGTTCTGTTCCTATAGAGGTCGGTGGTTACTTCGGTGCAGTTGTTGATTTTGACGGCAGCATCAAGTCAGATATTGAACTCATTCGCAAGTACCGCGACATGGCTCTTCACCCCGAGGTGGAGTCTGCCATCGCGGATATTTGCAATGAAGCCATTGTGTACGATGACACCTTCACCACAGTGAAGATCGACACCACGAACCTGAAGCAGTCTAAATCCATCAAGGACAAGGTTGAGGCAGAGTTTGATGAGGTGCTGCAACTTCTGAACTTCTCGCGGCGCGGATACGAGATTTTCCGCAAGTGGTACATTGACAGCCGACTGTACTACCACATTATTGTTGACGAGAAGAACAAGAAGAAGGGCATTCAAGAACTTCGTCCAATCGACCCCACAAAGATCAGAAAGGTCAGAAAAATCAACAAGAAGCCGCTGGACAAGACGGCTCCTGTTGGTGTTCAGGTGGTTACATCGGTGGAAGAGTTCTATGTGTACAACGAGCAGCAGGCAAATTCAGCGTCCATGACTATGGACGGACTGAAGATTTATCCTGATGCAATCTGCTTTGTACACAGCGGACTGTTTGACGGGTATCACAAAAAGATCATCGGCTATCTACACAAGGCTATCAAGGCTCTGAATCAACTCCGCATGATTGAGGACGCAGTGGTGATCTACCGCATCACCCGCGCTCCCGAGCGGCGCGTGTTCTATGTGGATGTCGGAAATCTGCCAAAGCAGAAGGCAGAGGAATATGTGCGTGGCTTGATGCAGCGGTATCGCAACAAGTTGATGTACGATCCGAACACTGGCGAGGTGCAGGATTCTCGCAAGCACCTGTCCATGCTTGAGGACTTCTGGATGCCACGGCGCGAAGGCGGTCGCGGCACGGAGATTCAGACGCTTGAGGCAGGACAGAACCTGTCCGAGATGGATGATGTAAAGTATTTCCAGAAGAAACTGTTTCAGTCGCTCAATGTTCCGTCCTCGCGTCTTGAGGAAACCACGGGATTCAATCTCGGCAAGGCTTCCGAGATTTCACGCGATGAGGTGAAGTTCTTCAAGTTCATTGAACGCCTCCGTATGAAGTTCTCCGAACTGTTCCTTGAACTCCTGCGTGTGCAGTTGGTGATGAAGGGAGTCATCAAGGAGAGCGAATGGGACGAGATGGTTGGGCGTATTGCCTTCAAGTTTGCGAAGGACTCGCACTTCTCCGAACTGAAGGAGAGCGAAATCCTTAAAGACCGTCTACAGTCTGCACGGGATGCAGAGGATTTCGTTGGCAAGTACTACTCCCGCGAATGGGTACGGAAGAAGATTCTGCGTCAGACCGAAGACGATGTGGAGCAGATTGACAAGCAGATACAGGCAGAGCAGGCTTCTGGTCTGATTGCTGGTCCTGATCAGGACATGGGTCAGACCACGGGCGAGCCTGAAATGCCCCAATCCGCCCCTCCGAGCGCACAAACGCCATCTGACACAAGCGGTGGAGAGCAGCCACAGATCACGATTGGTGAGATAGTGCCTGCGGATGAAGAAGACCTGAACGATTGAGAGGTACACCATGATTGATTCGTTTGAAGAATTCAGAACAGCCATTCACGCAGCACTGCGAGACAAGATTTCAGAGCGCATAGATACGGAGCGAGAGTATATTTCAAACTCTCTTTTGCGCGGTGAAATTAATCAGGATGAAACAACGGAAACCCAGTCAAACGCGGATGAAAACTAAATAATGAAGTCTGCACAAGGAGATCATATGGACACGAACAAGAAGATCGCAAAAGCATTGGTCAACAAGAGTTTTGCCGAAGCCAAGGAACTGGTCTTCAAGTCGCTGTACGCCAAGGCATCTCTCGCTCTTGATGAGGCTCGCTTCGCCGTTGCTAACGCCGTATTCAACGAAGCCACCGAGCAGTTGGATGAAGTCTCTCCCCCCGACATGGAGAAGATGACAGGCTCCAAGAAAGTCAAGGCTTCGTTTGCCAAGCAGTACGGCAAGCGCGGCAAGAGCGTCATGTACGCCACCGCTTGGAAACTCCACAACAAGAAGGCGGGCAAGGACTAATGAAACTCATTACCGAAACAGTTCAGGACATCAACATTCTGACCGAAGAGAAGAACGGTCAGAAGCACTACTTCATTGAAGGCGTGTTCATGCAGGCTGAAGCGAAGAATCGCAACGGTCGCGTGTACCCAATGGCTGTGATGGAGAAGGAACTTGGTCGGTATCAGAACGAATATGTGAAGACGAACCGCGCTATGGGCGAACTCGGTCACCCCGAAGGTCCGACTGTGAACCTTGAGCGCGTGTCCCACCTCATCAAGGACTTGCGCCTTGAGGGAAACGATGTGTACGGCAAAGCCAAGATCCTTGACACCCCATACGGCAAGATTGTCCGCAACCTCATTGACGAGGGCGTGAAACTGGGCGTTTCGTCCCGTGGCATGGGCAGTCTGAAGGAGCAGGACGGGGTAAATGTCGTACAGGAAGACTTCATGCTCGCTGCGGTGGATGTGGTCGCTGACCCGTCTGCACCCAACGCTTTTGTTAACGGCATCATGGAAGGACGGGAATGGATTTGGGACGGTGGCGTTCTGAAGCCCGTGGAAGTTGAAAATTACAAGCGTATCATTGAGAAGACCTCTTCCAGAAAGTTGGAAGAGCAGGCAATGAAACTGTTCAAGGATTTCATTTCAAAACTCTGACGGTTCTACATATTTCCTAGAAGGAGACTCACAGTCATGGCAAGAGAAAACATCGAAGATGTCATCAAGAAGGTCATTCTTGGCGAGGGATTCCTAGCCGAGAACACCGACCCCGAGAACGAGCAGACAGTCGAGGGAGAAGACACCTCCGATGAGGAAACTCTCGCTGCTGACGAGTCGTTCGAAGAGGGCGGCGAAGAAGTAGTTGAAGAGGAAACCCTCGAAGAAGCCAAGGACGAAGAGTCCGAGGAAGAAGAGGAAGAAGAGGAAGAGGAAGAAGAGGAGGAGGACGAAGAGGACTCCAAGGGCAAGAAGAAGATGCCTGCCTTCCTCAAGGGCAAGTTTGGCAAGAAGGGCAAGGAAAAGATGGAAGAATCCGCTTCTGACTACGCCAGCGAGAAGATGTACAAGACCGCCAACGGCAAGACTGCCAAGATCGCAGAGCCAACTGGTGATGCGAGTGGCAAGAACATGGCTACTATCAAGGCAAAGCCATCTGCTGCCAGCAGCAAGGTTGAGACACCCAAGGCTATGAAGGAAGAGATTGCAGCCATGTTCAGCGGTCAGGAACTCTCCGAAGAGTTCAAGTCGCAGGCTGCAACCCTTTTCGAGGCTCACATCAACGAGCGCGTTCACCAGATCGAAGAGCAGTTGAAGGGACAGTACGAGGATCTGCTTGAGCAGCACACCGTTGCTGTCACCGAAGAACTCGTTGAGCGCATTGACGACTACCTCAACTATGTGGTCGAAGAGTGGATGCAGGAGAACCGTCTGGCTGTTGAGCAGGGACTCCGCACCGAGATCACCGAGAACTTCATTGGCAACCTCCGTTCGCTCTTTGCCGAGTCGTACATTGAGGTTCCCGAGGAGAAGTTGGATCTGTTTGAGTCCACCGTTGAGCAGGCTGAAGTGCTTGACGGCGAACTACAGAGCCAGGTTGAGAAGAACATCGAACTCGCGGAAGAGGTTGAGCAGTTGAAATGCGAGATCGTGTTCCGCGAGATCGCAGAGGGTCTAACCGACACCGACAGCGAGAAACTTCGCCGTCTTGCCGAAGACCTTGAGTTCGACACCGTAGAGCAATTTGCCGAAAAGTTGGGTGTTCTCCGCGAGAACATCGAAACCATCGGCAACACCGTTACCGAGGGAGAAGCCACGGAGGAGTCCCTAGAGGAATCCTACGAGGACGCTTCCGAGGCTTCCCCGCTTGTTGAGGCATATGTGCGCTCAATGAGCAAGACACGAGAGTAATTCACAGTCATAGACTGTTTAAAAGTTTCAAGGAGATACTAAAATGGCAGAAGAAAAGTTTCTAACCGAGCAGGCACTCCGCAAGTGGAAGCCTGTTCTCGACCACAAGGACATGGCTCCCATCACGGACAGCCACAAGCGCGCTACCCTTGCCACCCTTCTGGAGAACCAGGAGAAGGCAATCAAGCAGCAGATGCTGACTGAAGGTCCGACTAGCACCATGACTGGCACTGGCGTTGTCGGCAGCGATAGCAACGCACAGATTCAGGGCTACGATCCAATTCTGATCCAATTGGTTCGCCGCGCTATGCCAAATCTCATGGCTTACGACATCTGCGGCGTTCAGGCTATGTCGGCTCCGACAGGTCTGATCTTCGCAATGCGTACCAAGTACGCTACGACCAGTGATGGTGGTGCGTTGGGAGCAGAGGCGTTCTACAACGAGCCGCAGGTTGCGTTCTCGGGTGTTACTGGCAACAACAGCAGCAAGGGAACGGTCACTAGTGCAACCACAGGCACAACCTTCTCATCGTTCTTTGTTGATCCGTTCCAGGGCGTTCCTAACCTCGGTGATCCGACTGCTGCTTCTGGTGTTACCAGCGGCACAGGTATGAACACCAGCACGGGTGAAGGTCTTTCGCCTGCTCAGATGGCATTCACCATTGAGCGTGTAGCCGTAGAAGCCCGTACTCGCGCTCTCGCTGCATCTTACTCGGTTGAACTGGCTCAGGATCTCAAGGCTGTTCACGGTCTTGACGCTGAGACAGAACTCGCCAACATTCTCAGCACAGAAATCCTTGCTGAAATCAACCGCGAAGTCGTTCGCACGGTTTACCGCAGCGCACGCCTCGGAGCGCAACAGGGCGATCTGTATTACAAGACCGTTGGCGGTGGTATGACCACTGGTGCAGTTGGTGTTGGCGGCGTTTACGATCTCATTCAGGACTCGGATGGTCGTTGGAGCGCGGAGAAGTTCCGTGGTCTGATGTTCCAGATTGAGCGTGAGTGCAATCAGATCGCCAAGGACACCCGCCGTGGCAAGGGCAACTTCATCATCTGCTCCGCAGATGTTGCTTCAGCCCTCGCAATGGGTGGCTTCCTGAACATCAGCCCCGCGCTGAATGTCAGCCTTGATGTTGATGACACTGGCAACACCTTTGCTGGTACCCTCAACGGCAAGATCAAGGTGTACATTGATCCGTACATCGACACCACTGCTACCAGTGGTTCGAACTTCGTCTGCGTTGGATATAAGGGAACTAGCCCGTATGATGCGGGTCTGTTCTACTGCCCCTATGTCCCGCTACAGATGATGCGTGCAGTTGATACCTCCTCGTTCCAGCCCAAGATGGCGTTCAAGACCCGCTACGGCATGGTTGCGAACCCCTTCGCGGAAGGTGCATCAGTTGGAAGCGGCGTACTCAACGCTCGTAGCAACCGCTACTACCGTATGTTCCGCGTGGATAACCTCCACGGCGTGGCTTCGTAATAGAAGCAACGGTAACGAACCGAACGGGGGAGGGCGAAAGCCCTCCCCTTTTCTTTTCTACATACTAGTATGGCAAACCCATTTTCTTTTGAAGACATTCCCGAAGATATCAAGGATCGGTATCCTGAGCGCATCAATCAGTTGCTGCCCTCGTACTACCGCTTCTATATCTCTAGACTGCCGTACACCACATACTTCTGCCAGAGCGCGTCCCTGCCGACCGTGACTATGGGAGAGGTGCTTATGCCTACTCCATTCATGGCGGTGAAGCAGCCAACGAAACTGGATTTTGACGAGTTGAGTATTACATTCATTGTGGACGAAGAGATGAAGAACTGGCTTGAAATATTCAACTGGATGCGATCCATGACGAATGTGGAAGACTATGAAGAATTCAAGGCATCGAACACGCATCTATGCACAGCCAATCTATTGATCTTGAACAGCAACAAGAATCCAAAATTGAATGTGACTTTCGAGGGTGTGTATCCGAGAACCCTCTCGTCCATAGACTTTTCTTCTATTCTGACAGATCCAGAGCCGTTCCAATGCACGGCTACTTTCGCGTATCGAAACTACAATATTGAAGTGTACTGATTTTTACTTGACTGTATTCCTGTGTGCTGTAGAATCACCACACGGAGAATCGCAGCATGACCCTAGATGAAATTCGTGATGAACTGAAGCGTGACATGGTTTTGGATCAGGCGGCTCTTGACCTAGAGTCGCTGAAGATTCCACAACTCCACAGCAAGTATCTTAACTTCCTCATGGACGAGCGACTTGTACAGCGCAAGACCGAGGCAGACTATAGCATTCTGTTGAGAGCGAAGTGGGAATACTACACAGGAAAGATGTCGCAGGAAGAGTTGGATTTGCGTGGTTGGCAACCATTTGCCCTGAAGATTCTGCGCCAAGACATCGACCTGTATTTGAACTCCGACACTGACCTTATCAAATTGCAGCAGAAGACGCAGTATCAGAAGGAAAAGGTCGCTCTGCTTGAAGAGGTGGTGAAGGAGTTGAACACTCGCCACTGGAAGATCCGAAACGCTATTGAGTGGAGAAAATTCACCAATGGAGAGTGATCTGCTACAAACCGACAAGAACAACTGGTGGGTTGACCGTATGTACCTACAGGATGCTGTTGCTGTGGCAAACAACAGCACCGACACAAACACACAGGTTGGAGCGGTGCTTGTGCTTCCTGCGGGGGGTGTGGTGTTGTCGGGATGGAATCATGTTGTCAGGGGTCTGAATGGCTACCCGAAGAGTCCTGAAACAAAGAACTACTGCACTGAACACGCAGAACGAGACTTGCTGTTCAAGGCTCTTGAGAATGGTCTTCCCACTCAAGGATTGACTGTGTACTGCACTTGGGCTGCGTGTGCGGAGTGTTCACGCTGTATCATTCGCTTTGGCGTGAAGCGGGTGGTCACCCTGCGCCGTTTGGTGGAAGCAACTTCTCCCAAGTGGGAAGAGTCCATACGGAGCGGTTTGACGATGATGCAGGACGCTGGCATCTCTGTGGTTGGTTGGAGCGGAGACTTGGGAACTAAATACAGTATACGGTTCTCTGGTCGGGTCGTAGGAAACGAGGATTTCATCTGATGTTTGACCTTGATGTGAGCGTAGTCGATTCGGTTCATGTGCGTGTGCAGTGCGACAGGGGAATCGCGCATGAACTGTCTGATTACTTCACATTCAAGGTGCCTGGCTACAAGTTCATGCCTGCATACCGTTCTCGCCTGTGGAATGGTGAGATCAAACTGTACAACATCCATAGCCAACTCATCTACGCGGGTTTGGTGGACTACATCAAGAAGTTTGCGGACGAGCGGCAGTACACCGTTACCTTTCCTGCGCGAAACGAAATCAACATCACGCCTGACGCTGTGAGAAAGTTCATGCAAGACTTCTTGCAGGTTCATGTGGGTGGCAAGAAGGTTGACGCACACGAACACCAAGTGAATGCAGTACACCACGCCATGCAGCAGGAGCGGTGCTTGCTCCTGTCTCCCACAGGCAGCGGAAAGAGCCTCATCATCTACACTCTTCTGCGCTACTATTTGGACAAGATCCCATCGGACAAGAAGGTGTTGATCGTGGTTCCAACGGTGTCTCTTGTGGAGCAGATGCTGTCTGATTTCACGGACTACTCGTCTGCGAATGGGTGGAGCGTGAAGAGCAACTGCCACAAGATCATGTCGGGTGAGGAAAAGAACAGCGACAAGCGGGTGGTGGTGTCCACTTGGCAGAGCATATACAAGCAGAGCGAGAAGTGGTTTCAGCAGTTTGGTGCAGTGGTTGGTGACGAGGCGCACCTGTTCAAGTCGAAGTCTCTCACCGCCATCATGTCCAAACTAAAGACCTGTCCGTATCGTGTGGGAACCACAGGAACACTAGACGGCACGAATACTCACAAATTGGTGCTTGAGGGACTTTTTGGAAAAGCGTATGAGGTCACTAAAACAAAAACCCTCATGGAAAAGCAAATACTCAGCGATCTAAAGATTGAGTGTTTGCTACTATCATATCCTGATCTTGATCGTGAGTCTGTGAAGCGAGCAAAATATCAAGACGAGATCAAATGGATCATCGGCTCCAAGCGGCGCAACGCATTCATCGCGGGTATGTGTCAGCGACTGAAGGGCAACTCCCTCATACTATTTCAATTCGTAGAAGACCACGGAAAGGTGCTAAATAGTCTTGTGAGGGCTTGCGTTCCTCCCGAGCGTAAGGTATTCTTTGTGCATGGTGGTACGGAGGCTGCTGACAGAGAGGAGATTCGTAAGATTGTTGAAAGCGAATCCGATGCAGTAATCATCGCATCATATGGCACATTCAGCACAGGAATCTCTATTCGCCGCCTCCACAACATCATATTCGCCTCACCGTCCAAGTCCCGCATTCGCGTCCTACAGAGCATAGGGCGACAGTTGCGGGTGTCGCAAGACAAAACGGTGGCGCGACTTTACGACATCGGTGATGACCTTTCGTGGAAATCTTGGAAAAACCATACGCTACGACACATGAACGAGCGTATGAGATTGTACGAAGCGGAAGGGTTCGAACACAAACTAGTCAAGATACAGTTAGGAGAAGACGCATGAGAAGAGCCAAGAAATCGGAACTCAGAGTCTTCAAACTTCGTAGCGGTGAAGAGATCATTGCGAAGGTTGCTGGCAAGTCCAAGGACAAGATCAAGTTGCAGCGTCCCATGAAGATCGTGGAGAACTATCAGACTGATCCGTTCACGGGAGCAAAGCGTCAGTTTGTGTTCTTCACGAATTGGCTTGGAAACACCGCAGAACTGTCTGCGGACATTCCATTGGACTTCATCGTGGTGGAACTGTCTCCTGATCCAGACATGATCTCTCTGTATTCACGACAAACAGAGGTGGAGGACACAAACAATTCCCCTCAACCAAAGAACCCGAAGTCTCTGTTTCCGAACATGACCGAAGCCGACCTTCAGAAAATGACCGATGAGATTGACGAAAAACTAGAGGAGATGCTGAAGCAGTTGGCTAGGGAAGAGCCGCGTGGACTTTCTGGCGATGCAATCAAGCCTATCGGAATGGATTGGGATGCCTCCAAGCCACCGCTTAATCCGCTTCCATCTACGCCTCTCCCCTTTATGAATCCTGGCATGGGCATTCCTCCGCGAATGCCGAACTCCATACTGTTCAGCGTGAGCATTCCGCAAGACATACTTGCTGCTTGGGTGGAGAGCGGCTTCATCGACTATTTGAAGGACAGTGTTCAGGACTTTATGAGTACTGATTTCTTGGAAGAGATTATGAATGATGAAGAGGACGAGGTTCCACAGAAGCCCAAGAAAAAGAAACCCAAGCGGGAGAAGATTTCCAAGGACGAGTGGAAAGAGCCGTCTGATGATCTAAAGAAGAAGCCCAACTACGGCAACAGCCATGATGACTGGTCGCCGTACCTGAAGGACTACTTGCCAGAACAAGAGCCTCCAAAAAATCAAGATGAGGGTTGACAAAAAGATTACATGATGGATAATGATGTGTGAAAGGAACACGATGGCGAAAAAGAAAAGTGAACATTACATAGACAATCAACAGTTTTTTGAAGAGATGCGGGAGTGGAAAACTCTAGTGAATGCTGCGGACAAGGCGGGAACTCCGCATCCTCCTGTTACGCATTACATTGGCGAGTGCTTTATGAAGATTGCGGAGAACCTTTCCCGCAAGCCAAACTTCATCAACTATCCATATCGTGACGAGATGATCTCGGACGGAATCGAAAACTGCCTGCTGTATGCATACAACTTTGATCCGTCCAAGTCGAAGAATCCGTTCTCGTACTTCACGCAGATCATCTACTATGCTTTCCTTCGCCGCATTCAAAAGGAGAAGAAGCAGGCATACATCAAACTGAAGAAGATTGAGATGAGCGATGTAGACTCGCAGATGAAGAAGTGGTTCCGTGAGAACTACCTGAAGGTGGGCGACAACTTTGAAACGCTGCCCACTTTTCTGACAGAGAATGACATCAACTCGTTTGAAAAGAAGACTGGTGAATCTGAAGCAGTAGTGGAAGAGCCAGTGGAAAAGCCGAAGAAGACCACGAAGCCAAAGAAGCCGAAAGCAAAGGTTTCAAAGAAAGGCAAGAAGAAGTGAAGATTGCCATCGTGACGGACACGCACTTTGGTGCGCGTAATGATTCCCCTGTATTCATGGAACACTTCATGCGGTTCTTTGACCGCGTGTTCTTTCCGCGTATTCAAGCAGAGGGAATAACCACCATTATTCACATGGGCGATTTCCTTGATCGCCGCAAGTTCGTGAACTTTCTCACGCTGAATGCTGTCCGTAACGGTTTTGTGAAGCGGCTTGAAGAGAGCGGTGCAGTCATGCACTGCATTCTTGGCAACCACGACATCTTCTTCAAGAACAAGAGCGAGGTGAACTCGCTTCAGGAATTGTTCTCCGATAAGTTCGTGGTGTACGACAAGCCAACCACCGTTGAGTTTGACGGAACACCGATTGCTCTGCTGCCGTGGATCAACAAGGAGAACGAAGCAGAATCGCTGAAGTTCATCGCAGAAACTCCTGCCCAAATCCTGTGCGGTCACCTTGAACTGAACGGCTATCAGGTGCTGCGGAACACACCGTTTGACGGTGGCATGAGTCCCGAGCCATTCAAGCGGTTCAAGGCTGTGTACACAGGACACTTCCACACTCGTCATTCACGCGAGAACATCCACTATTTGGGATGCCCCTATCAGATCACCATGAATGACTACGGTGACAAGAAGGGGTTTCATATTTTCGACACCGAAACCCATGAATTGGAGTTCGTGAAGAATCCCTACACAATTTTCACGCAGATTCGCTACGATGACAGCGCGGTAAGCGAGACTACCCACATCAAGGTGGATGAAGAGCGGACACGGGGTAAGTTTGTCCGCATCATAGTGGAGCAGAAGACGAAGCCGTATCTGTTTGAGAAATTCGTTGACTCGGTGTATTCCACTAGTCCACACGGGGTCACCATCATCGAAGACCTGCAAGTGGATCAGAACAGCGGGGACAGCGAAGCGGTGGATTTGGGCGAGGACACGATCACCATCATCAACAAGGAGATCGAAGCCCTACAGAACATCTCCGATCCGAAGCGGCTGAAGACGCTTGTGCGTGAACTGTATGCGGAGTGCATTGCAAACGAGAGTGCCAAGCCATGATTACATTCAACAAGATACGGTGGAAGAATCTCTTAAGCACGGGAAACTACTTCACGGAAGTGCAATTAGACAAGCACTCCACCACGCTCATCTGCGGTGAGAACGGTGCGGGTAAGACCACCATGTTGGATGCCCTTACCTTTGTGCTGTACGGCAAGCCGTTCCGCAACATCAACCTGCCGCAGATCGTGAACTCCATCAACGGCAAGGACTGCGTGGTGGAGATTGAATTCACCATGAACGGACACGCATACAAGGTAGTTCGTGGTCTTTCTCCCAAGGTGTTCACCATTGAGAAGGACGGCAAGACCGTTGAGCAGACGGCTAATGCGAAGGACTACCAAGCCATTCTTGAGGGACAAATCCTCAAGATGAACTACAAGACATTCTGTCAGGTAGTGATTCTTGGCTCCACAAACTATGTGCCGTTCATGCGGCTTCCTGCTGCTGATCGCCGCAACATCGTAGAGAACCTGTTGGACATTGATGTGTTCTCCAAGATGAACGAGGCTCTGAAGAATCGCATCTCCTCCACAAAGGAAGAACTGCGTGGCGTGGAGTCACAGATTTCTACCCTCAAACTGAAGATAGAACACAAGGCGGACATGATCGCCAAGATTGAGGAGAAGTCCGACAGTCAGTTGGAGTCGTACAACAAGTCTCTAGCAGAAGAGCAGACGGCACTCACTGCACTGCTTGAGAAGAAGGCGGATCTTCAGAGCGATATTGCTGCGCTTGCAGAGAGCGTGGCATCCGTTGACAAGCAGCGTGACTCCATCTCGCAGATGACTGCCCTGCGAAAGCAGATGCAGTCTAGTGTGAAGAAGGTTCAGGAGGAGAAGTCCTTCTATGAACAGAACGAGGAGTGTCCTGTGTGCAAGCATGAATTGCCTGACGAGTTTCGTCAGGACATGATCGGCAAGAAGGACTCCCGTGAGATTGAGTTGGTCACAGCACTTCAAAAAATGCAGACGATGCTTGAGGATGCACGAACTAAACTGGACAAGTCCACAGAGGTTCTGTCCCTCATTGAATCGAAGAAGCAGGAGTCCCACAAGACGGATTCTGCTATTGCATCCTCCAAGAAGTACATGAAGCAGTTGCAGGATCTGTCTCGCAAGACCGAAGAGGAGAAGGGATCGGTACAGACCGAGCGGGACGGCATGGCTGCTCTACAGACGGAGGAGCAGGGCGCGGAAGCACAGCGGAAGGAGTTCGTGGAGGATCTTCACACAATGGAGATTGCCACGGTGCTGCTGAAGGACAGCGGAATCAAGCGCAAGATTATTCGTAAATACATTCCTGCTCTCAACAAGATCATTAACAAGTATTTGATTTCAATGGACTTCTTCGCACAGTTCACGCTGAACGAGGACTTCAATGAAATAATCAAGAGCCGCCACCGAGATGAATTTTCGTATGATAATTTCAGTGAGGGTGAAAAATTGAGAATCGACCTGTCCCTCTTGCTAGCATGGCGAGACATTGCTAGAATGAAGAACAGTGCAAACACGAACCTTCTCATCTTGGACGAGGTATTTGATTCTTCTTTGGATGCCGTGGGTACTGAAGAGGTCATCAAGATCCTACAGAGCATGGGCGGTTCGAACAACATATTCGTGATTTCTCACAAGTCGGATCAACTGCTAGACAAGTTCCAAAATATCTTGACCTACAAGAAGGTCAACAACTTCAGCAAACTATGCTAACCATGAGTCGGAAACTGTCCAACGAACGCGCTCGCAGCATTCTTTCGGGAGGCGATGAGCCTGACTTTACAGCCATTCCTCAAGACGCAGACACCGATCTGCTTTTGGAAAAGTCTCTCCACTGGTATCGGCAGAACTTCAATTCGTCTGCCGCGAAGAAGTGGATTGTGGAGTGGCTAACTGCGGAGGGTCGTGACGAGAACGCAAAACTGGTGTCCCGTGCATCTAAAAATTTACTAAAGATGATCTCTCCGTACTGCCGCTGCGCCAGTCGTGGGTTTCCCCTCACAGACAAGCAGCGGGAGTTTATCCGCAAGAATGTGGATGAACTGCTTGATGACGCACGGAAGCGCGTTCCAAAGGAGCCGACCGAGCGGGTAACGGTTCAGGATCGGATTGAAGCCAAGGCAAATGAGATGCTGACCACCCTTGAGCCTGTGCTTGATACTGCCATTGAGAGCGTTATGGCGACCAAGAAGAAGCCCAATCCCCTCATGGACTGGATCAAGGGGGCTGATCTAAACAAGCCTATGGCTACGGTAGCACTTCACCGCCTAGAGCAGTCTTACACTGACCTGAAGGCAGCGCACGACAAGACGGACGCAGACTTGGTTGAAGGATACTCATATCTAAAACCCAAGAGCCTGAAGACCCTTGTAGAATATTTCGAGGAAGCCATTCGTAATTTGAATGACCGCCTTGGTGTTCTGAAGGCTTCTCGCAAGCCCCGTAAGCGCAAGCCCAAGAGCGTACAGGCGCAGATCAAGGGATTGAAGTTCTTGCCAAGATGTGAGACATTTGGTGTTGACTCTGCGAAAGCAAGTGATATCATTGGGTCACAAGGCTTCATCATGTTCAACACCAAGAACAACAAGGCTACAGTTTTTGTGGCAGTAGAACCCAAGAGCGGACTGTCCGTGAAGGGGTCTACGGTCATGGGATTCGATTCCGCAAAGTCTTTTGAAAAGACTGTCCGCAAGCCTGAAGACTTTGTGAAGAATGCCGATGGATGCAGAAAGAGTTTTACCGCTGCGGTGCGTTACCTCAACGGCGTGAAGACCAAAGCAGGAACTCCTACAGGTCGTGTGAACAAGCACTGCCTTATTCTACAGGTACAGTAATGATTCTCGTAGACAACACACAGGTTCTGATGTCCTCCATCTTTGCACAGCAACGGGACATCGGTGCAATTGACGAACACCTTGTGCGCCATATGGTGCTGAACACCTACCGTATGTACCGCAAGAAGTTCTTCCGCGAGTACGGAGAATTGGTGATCTGTCAAGACGGCGGTGCATCTTGGCGGCGCGATTTCTTTCCTCTATACAAGGCAAAGCGTAGGGCTGATCGCAAGGAAAACCCCGAGCAGTGGGAGCGGTTCTACAGCATTATCAATACGATCCGCGATGAAGTCGCGCAGATTTTCCCGTACAGAAACATGATTGTTCAGGGCTGCGAAGCCGATGACATCATTGCATTCCTGACGAAGCGATACGCTCCCACCGAGAAGATTCTGATCTTGAGCGGAGACAAGGACTTTGGTCAACTGCAACTGTATCCTGGCGTTGATCAGTACTCGCCCCTGCTGAAGAAGTTCATCACGGTAGAGAATCCAAAGCAGTATCTGCTTGAACACATCATCAAGGGAGACTCTTCCGATGGTGTTCCGAATGTGCTGTCGGATGATGATTCGTTTGTGGATGAGTCCAAGCGACAGAAGCCTGTGACGAAGAAGCGAATGGAAGAAATCTTGGAGTTCTACGCCGAGACAGGCAACATTGCTACAAAGTATTCCGCTAATTGGAATCGCAACAAGACTCTTATCGACTTGCTGCACATTCCTGCGGAGTACGAAGAAAGAATTGAATCGGAGTGGAATAAACCCTTTACACCCTCTCGCGCCAAGATTCTGAACTACATGATTGAGAAGGGACTACGCAACTTGATTGAGGACATCGGAGATTTCTGAAATGAGCAGAAGTAATGACTGGAGTGAATACGACCGCGATCCTAGTGCGAGAAAGGCGCGTAAAAGCGTAGAGCGCAAGCACAAGAGCGCGAGGCGACATGATGAAAAGGAACATCTGAAGCGTTTTATGGACGAATACAATGCAGGAAAGCGAGATTTTGATTATGACGAGTACGAAGACAATGACCAGTAATTCCACCACCATCTCAAAGCGGACTCTTGAAATACTCAAGAACTTCGCATCCATCAACTCTGGTATCATCGTGAACGAGGGTAATACCCTCAACACGCTGTCATCCACGAAGAACATTCTCGCGGAAGCCAAGGTTGGCGAGACTTTCACAAAGTCGTTTGCCATTTGGGACTTGAACAAGTTCCTTGGCACCGTGAGCCTGTTCAAGGATCCAGAGTTCGTATTTGAAGAGAACTACATCACGGTGAAGAGCGGCAAGTCCAGTGTGCGATACTACTACTGCGACCCAAAGTTGGTGACTTCCACAAGCAAGAAGATCGCCATGCCGTCCCCCGTGGTGCAGTTTGATCTCACCGCAAAAGATTTCGCGGACATCATCAAGGCAGCGTCCGTGCTTCAGGTGGGACACCTGTGTGTCCGCTCGTCTGCTGATGGTTCCAAGATTGAACTTGCCGCCACGGACAAGGGAGATGTGACTTCCAACTTCTATTCGCTTGTGGTGGGAGACAACACTTCAGGAGCCACATTTGAGTTCATCTTTGATGTGGAGAACCTGAAGATCCTGCCTGGCGACTATACCGTTGCCATTTCGGAGAAGGTTGTTTCGTCCTTCTCCAACAAGAATGAACCGCTGACCTATTGGATTGCTCTGAACGCCGACTCTACCTACGAGGCTTGATTCGTGAATACAACTGAAACCGTGAAGGGTCTTTGGGTTGAGAAGTACCGCCCACAGACCGTGGAAGACTGCATTTTGCCAACGGAAACGCATGAGAGTTTCATGCGGATGGTTGAACGGGGAGAACCACAGAACCTCCTGTTGTCGGGAGGACCAGGCTGTGGCAAGACCTCCGTGGCGAAGGCACTTTGTAATGATCTTGGTTGTGACACAATGATCATCAACTGCTCCGAGGACGGGAACATTGACACCCTCCGTACAAAGATCAGGAGTTTCGCTTCCACCGTGTCCTTGACCGATGGGGTCAAAAAGGTCGTGATCTTGGACGAGTTTGACTATTCAAACGCACAGTCCACTCAACCCGCCCTTCGCGGTTTCATTGAAGAGTTTGCGGACAACTGCCGCTTCATCCTGACTTGCAACTTCAAGAACAGGGTGATTGAGCCGTTGCACTCCCGATGCACCTGCATTGACTTCCGCATTCCGTCCAAGGAGAAGCCTGCTCTAGCGGTGAAGTTCCTGAAGCGGGCAGCGGAAATCCTTGAGGCGGAAGGGGTGCAGTATGATGAGAAGGTGGTAGCCCAACTCATTATGAAGTACTTCCCCGACTTCCGCCGCACACTGAACGAGTTGCAGCGGTACGCCGCAAACGGCAAGATTGATGTGGGCATCCTGAACAGCGTGGGTGATGTGGCTGTGAAGGAACTCGTCAAGCACATGAAGTCCAAGGATTTCGGTGCTGTCCGCAAGTGGGTGGTGGAGAACTTGGACAACGATCAGACCCGCATCTTCCGTGCGATCTACGACAGCCTGTACGAGACTGCGGAGCCTGGTTCCATTCCTCAAGCCATTCTTGTGCTTGGTGATTATCAGTACAAGGCAGCGTTTGCAGCCGACCATGAGATCAATCTGACGGCGTGTCTTGTGCAATTGATGATGGAAGTGAAGTTCAAGTAATGGCACGGAATCGGAGTCTGCGAAAAGGTAGAGTGTTCAAGGATTTCAAGGACAGGCGAGAGTATCAGACACCTGTAAGTCCTGTTGATTTTCCTGATCCCCCGCACTATTCCATAATGCCTGAAGCCGTTCAGCGGATGATGAAGCAGGACATCACCAAAATGCCACGATCCGAACTTGATGCGATGATGCGTATCAACAAGCAATACCTGAAGGAATACAACAAGAAAACCAATGGCAGGAAGACACGATGTCGCACCAACTGACTGATTATTTGAATGCCATCAATGTGAACAAGGAACCGCTCTTGGACGAGAGCGAGTCGTACACAAAGCAGTCGTATCCACCGTTCGTGGTGACGCGCTGCTTGTCGTATTTCCCTGACACCCTGTTCGCCGCGAACGAGATGAACATCCGCCCCCACTTGGATTCAAAAATGCACTTTGACTTCCTGCGGGGTGCGGTGCGTCCTCGCAAGCGGTTCTCCAAGTGGCTGAAGCGGGAGGAAGATACCCGTGTGGCGGCTCTTGTGGAGTACTACGGCATCTCCACGCGGAAGGCACGGGAAGCCCTCTCCGTGCTGTCTGAAGGCGATATGGAGGAGATACTAGCGGCTGTGAACAAAGGTGGAAAGCGGCGTTGATCTAAATAGTTCCGTGTCTGTTCAATATTTGGGAGTGAACGCAACATGGAACAAAACGAACGCTATATCGACCTTGAGACAAAGGATCTGCTTGAGGTCACGCTACAGAAACCTGATGACTTCTTGAAAGTCCGTGAAACGCTGACCCGCATTGGCGTATCTTCCCGAGCCGAAAAGAAGTTGTGGCAGTCATGCCATATTCTCCACAAGAAGGGCAAGTACTACATTGTCCACTTCAAGGAGATGTTTGCGCTTGATGATCTACCAACCTCCATCAACACCGAAGACACTGGACGGCGCAACACCATCGCGTGTCTGCTTGAGGAGTGGGGCTTGGTGAAGATCGTGGACAAGACAAAGATCACGGACAAGGTTCCCCTCAACAAAATAAAGATCCTTCCGTTCAAGGAGAAGGGGGAGTGGGAACTCTGCCCTAAATACCATATAGGACGGTCAAAGAAGACCATGAAGCCCGAAGAGTGAAAGAGAGATATTCATAATGAGACTAGTGATTAAGTTTCCAACCCGTAATCGTCCCGACAAGTTCAAGGCTGTGTTCACGCGCTATCTTACCTTCCTTAGCGGACGGCATGATGTGCGTTTCATCGTCACGATGGACGAGGACGATGCCACCATGAACACCCCCGAGATGCAGCAGTGGATTGCCACTCGCGCTCGTTGTGCAAACATTGAGTGCTTCTACGGACACTCCAAGAGCAAGATCGAAGCCTGCAACGCTAACCTAGAGGGCGTGGACGGCGATGTGCTGCTGCTTGCGTCCGATGACATGGTTCCTGTGCAGATGGGCTACGATGACATCATTGCCAAGGTGTACGAGCAGGCTTTCCCCGACTATGACGGTGCAATCAAGTTCTGGGACGGTCTGCGCCCAAAGGAAGATCCCCTGATGACTCTGACGGTCATGGGCTTCCCCCTATACAAGCGTTTCGGCTACATCTACAACCCTGAATACAAGTCCCTGTACTGCGACAACGAGCAGACACAGGTGTGCATGGCATTGGGTAAACTGCGCCGCTGCGACCTGTGTATCATTCAGCATCAGTGGAGCGGTGAACCGTGGGACGAACTCCATGCAAGGAATGAGAACAAAGAAATGTATGGTGTTGATGGTGAAACCTTCAAGCGGCGAGCCGCAAACAAGTTTGACATGGAGACTATGTTCTATGCCAGTACCAGCAAGTGATATCAAGTTCAGTGTTCTGATCCTGTCCATTCCCGAGCGGATCGAATCCATGAAGTCTGCTGTGGAGCATCTTCAGAAGCAAGCCGATGCCACGGGACAGCCGAAGTCGGTGGAAATCCTTGTCATGCTAGACAACCGCTCCAAAAGCATTTCAGAAAAGCGTAATGACCTGCTCATGTCAGCGCGTGGCAAGTATATCGCCTTCTTGGATGATGATGATGCCGTGAGCAAGGACTACATGAGCAAGATTCTGCAAGCCATTGATGAACACGAAGGGGTTGACTGCATTACTTTCAATCAGTGGTGCAACCTTGACGGTGAGCCAATGGATGTAGAGTTCGGTATCGGAAACCCCCACGGTCATCTGTGGCGGGACGAAGACGGATTCCTTGGTGGCATCAAGCGTCCTCCCTACCATATGTGCCTGTGGCGGCGCGACATTGCAATCACCGAGGCATTCAATCCTGTCTACGGAGCCAATGGGCAGTCCACGGAAGACATTGACTGGCTCATGCGTCTGTATCCGAAGATTCAGACCGAGCATCACATTGATGATTCTTTGCACGGCTACATCTACAACTCAAAGACCACTGCTTCGCTTGTTCCACAGGAGCAGCAGTGAAAATTCTTCTAAATTACGCAGACGGAAAATTCTTGGAGTCTCAGTTCAAGAACAGTCAGACAGGTCTTGCAGCAGGATTTAATGTGGTATATCAGATGAATCGGAATGAGATTGACTCTGATTTTTCTACACGCCACAGTGATATTCTGAATCAGCGCAGAGGTGTTGGATACTGGCTATGGAAGCCGTATTTCATTCAACGCATTTTGAAGACCATGAGAGAAGATGATATCTTGTTTTATGCTGATTCTGGATCAGTTTTTGTGCGTAGAATAGAACCAGTTTTTGATTCTGTTCGGGCTGACAAGCGAGGAGTTCTTTGTTTTACTCTAGCAGGAAAGCATTCCGAAAGGTTATGGACGAAGCGGGATCTGTTCCTGCATATGGGAATGTATTCTTCAGAATACACCGATAGCCCCCAACGAATGGCTAGTTTCATGTGCTTCAGAGGGACTGATTTTGCACGGGGATTGTTGACTGAATACTTGTCTTTGGCTACCAATCCACATTTGGTCACGGATTCTCCGAACTCTGATGGATGGGTTGAACCCGACTTCAAAGATCATCGCCACGATCAATCCATATGGAGCCTCTTGACAAAGAAGCACGGGATCACTATATTGCCTGATCCCACACAGTGGGGTGTTCAACACGGCGAGAATACGGAAGAACACCAATACATTTTTCACACCCGAGATCCACGATGACCACTCCAAATATTCAGATGTTCTGCCTCTTTCACAAGGGGCTTCGTGAAGACATTTACGAGCCGTACAAGGAGTCTCGGCACAAGTTCACCTTTGTCCGAGTAGGAAACCACGAATACTCGGTAAAAAGAGATTGGATTCGTTCTGCTGTGCTTGATGCAAATACGCTATCAGGATTTGTTCCGTATGGTCCGCGATGGGCTGAATTTGAATTCCTGTTGAATCTTGTTTCCGATCCATCAACCTTTGATTCCGTTATTACTGGTGATTGGATTGGCATGACGCAATATGATCACGGCATGGAGATTGACTTTTCTGGTATGCCTGTGTTTGATTTCTTTGACTGGAAACTGCAAGGCTCAAAGGGAATCCGTAGTGATCGTGAGTACTTTGCACTACGCACATTTCCTATCCGCGAATATGAACTACCAGTGAATCGCACTTGCATGGATTATACCGATCCACAGCGTTTGCAGGGTCAGCCGTCCTGCTATTCAGTCATGGCTGAACACTTCAACGAGTACTACGGAACACGCAAGACGCAGTACGATATTTTCCTCCACGATGAAAACAAGTTGCCACTTTGCTCGTCATTCATCATAGGCAGAAACGAGTTCAAGGATTTGGTGTGCTATCTGCGTTGGGTTGCAGACAACAAAAACATTGACTGCTTTGATCCTGCAAAGACCTGTAGGCAGCAGGGTGGGTTGATGGAGAGATATCTCGCGTCTTGGTTCGTCTTCAGTGGTATGAGAATGTTTGATGCATCAGTAAAAACGGTCACCCTATGAATATTGCAACCATCGAAGGAAAGACTATTCTTCCTCTGTGCATTAATTTGCTTCGCTCTCCAGAGAGAAAAAAGAGCGTGGATTCCCAAATGAAGGATGTTGGATTCCCAATAAACTTCTGTGAGGGCGTAGATCGAAAGCATATGCTGGACAATCATACTGAAAAAGAAATTGAACTAAATGAAGTTGTGTTGGCGGGTGGAGATCGAATTTTTGGTGTAGTCAAACCAACCATCATCAAATATACTCGCCCATCAGACGGGCAAGTAGAAGTTTATAGGTATATCCCGCCAGGAATGATTCGCAGCAGATACAATCCGTATACAACCGCTCTATATCTTGGAACCATTGGTTGTAGTATATCTCACATGAAGTGTTTAAAAGCATTTGATGATAGCGGATGCGATTATGCATTGATTCTTGAAGACGATGTGGATATAGTGTCCAGAGAATCCCAATTCTTGACCAACGCATTATCACAATTCTTAAAAGAAGAGTTTGACTTTTTCTTGTTGGGAACAGGCTTCCATCGTGACTATAGTGCTAGTCCCGATGGGTATCGCAATGAAGAAGTATACGAAACCGCTGTTCAGTGGTATAGCGGATCATCTGCATACATGATAAGCAGATCAGGATTAGAAAAAATCAAACGATCAATATCAGATTACGAGACAGTATTCAGTGCAGCAGATGAATTTTTTGGCTTGTGTCAGGCTGATCTTGGATGTAGAATACTGTCTTGTCGCAACAAAGTGTTCCGACTCCATGAAACTCTGGTAGAATCAACGATGACTGACTATGCCTAACATATCAAACAAAAAAATACTGGTGAATTACGCAGATGGAGGGTTCTATCAATCCCAATCAAAGAACTCTCAGTGCGCTTTGCTTGCGGGGTTCAACATCGTTTATCAGATGAAGAGAGAGAATATTGATCCTAACTTTTACGAATCTAATAAACACATACTAGACTGCAAGAGACTGGCTGGATACGGGTTGTGGAAATATTATTTCCAAGACAAGATACTGTCTGGTCTGAAGGAAACCGACATATTGATGTATTGTGACTGTGATGCCAATTTCATCAAGCCTGCACAACCTCTTTTTGATTTGGTTATGAATGATCCAAAGGGTGTGATTTGTTTTTTGACTCCAGATAGACCAGACTACCATGTTGAATGGAAGTGGACAAAATCCGATGTGTTCAGAGTTCTTGGCGTTGATTCGCTCGAAGAAGAGAAGAGAAACAAAATAAAGAACACACAGCAAATACAATCTGGATTCAAATTGATGCGAGGAACTGCGTTTGCTAAAAAATTCATAAAAGACTGCTTGCAGTACGCCTGCATGAAAAATTTGGTGGATGATAGTCCCAGTACGCATCAAAAAGAAGTAGAAGGATTTTGCGAAAATAGACATGATCAATCCATATGGAGTGTGATGTGCAAACTCCATTCCGTTACTTGTGTTGATGATTTTACTCAATGGGGGAATAATTGGAGGAGACAACACGGTTCTGCTGATGATTGGTTTTTTGTTGATCTCCACAACAATAGGAACTGATAATGAAAACCCTTCTGCTGTATCATCATCTTGGTCTTGGAGACTGTATATCCTGTAACGGATTGGTTCGAAAGATATTGTTCGACAACGATTTTGAAAAACTGTATCTTGTTGTCAAGAAGCAGCATCTTCAAACTGTATCGACAATGTATCGTGACGAACCAAAGATACAATGTGTTTCTGTTTCTACCGCAGGAGAGTTTGATGGAGAGGGTGAGCGAAAAGAGGTCGATAGACTTGTATCAACATTAGCACCAAGTCACACCCTTATTGTTGGTCACGAAAACTACTGGAAATTGCAGCAGGCGTTTCCACAGTTTGATTGTCACCAACGATTTTACGCTGCTCTCGGATATGATTTTTCTGTCAGATATACCCAATTTAAGTATGAAAGAGACTATGAAGAAGAAGAGCGTGTCTACAAAAAATTGAATCCTGACAATGTACCGTACATATTCGTACATGGTGATTCATCTAGAGGAAGACTGATTGATTATTCCAGGGTATCCAAGTACAACTCTGAAAACCTAAAGGTAATAGAGAACGATGTTTCGGAATCTATTTTGAACTTTGGACTCATACTAGAGCGAGCAACACAGGTACATTTGATGGAAAGTTCATTCAGGGCTTACATAGAGACACTAAATACAGACAGAGTTCGTCTGTTTATCCATTGGTATGTGCGTCAAGCCGAAAATATGTTTTCGTTTTGTGGGCATGGTAAGAATGCAACCAGTAAAGACTGGACTGTTTTGATTTAATCTAACGAAAGGATTGTTATGAGTATTGATATTGCTAGTGTGATTGAAGCCGCTATGAATGAAAAGATTAGAGAAACACTGAACGCTGATGGGATTCCTGATCTACCAAACGATCTAGTTGCAACAGATAATTTGGGAGAAGTTATTGAAAAACTGTGTATACTACACATCAGAACATGGTTTTTGGAAGACATGATCGGTGTTGCAAAAACAGATGAAGAAGTTGCCTCTCTGAAGAGAAAAATCGACACCTGCTTCAAGCAAAAGCGACCACAGTATATTCAGGCTATCAATCGCATGGTGGATGCCGCGATATTGAATGGTAGGTCTTTGACTGAAGATTCCGTAAAGATTTACAAAGGTAACTGATAATGATGGAAACTAACTCCAAGATTTTTGTAGCGGGTCATCGCGGTCTTGCTGGCTCTTCGATCCTTCGCTGTTTGGAGAGCAAAGGATTTACGAATTTGGTTGTTCGTTCTAGGAAAGAATTGGATCTTCGCAATCAGCAGGCTGTGCGAGAGTTTTTCCTCCAAGAAAAGCCCGAGTTTGTATTTGATGCTGCTGCAAAGGTTGGTGGCATACTTGCCAATAGCACATACCCCGCTGAGTTCATATACGACAACATAATGATACAGAGCAATCTGATTCAAAGTTCCTATGAAACAGGTGTGAAAAAGTTCCTATTTTTGGGATCTGTTTGCATTTATCCAAAGGAATCGCAATTGCCCATCCGAGAGAACCATCTTATGACTGGTCCTCTAGAGACAACCAATGAAGCGTATGCAATCGCAAAGATATGCGGCATAAAGATGTGTGAATTCTATCGCAAGCAGTATGGATTCAATGCCGTGTCTGTAATGCCGTCTAATCTGTACGGTCCTGGCGACAACTTCCATCCACAAAACAGTCATGTCATATCTGGTTTGATACAGAAGTTCTACTCTGCCAAACTTGAAGGTAAGGACAAGATTCAGTGTTGGGGTGATGGCAGCCCAGAGAGAGAGTTTCTGTATATTGATGACTTGTCTTCAGCCTGTTTTGAAGTCATGCAGAAATACGATCATCACGAGATCATCAATATCAGCAGTGGAGTGGAATACACAATCAAAGAGGTAGCAGAGATGGTGAAGGAGATAGTCGGATTTCAGGGAGAAATCATTTGGGATACGACAAAACCAAATGGAACCATGAAGCGTCCATTGAACATCAACAAAATAAAGAAGATGGGATGGTTTCCCAAGATCAATCTATATGATGGTATCAAGATGACCTATCAGTGGTATGTTGAAAACATGGAGTTTATCCTAAACAATCCAAAGCACTATGGATGAGTACTCTACCATTTTTATTGATGGGGGATCTCATTGGGGAGAAGGATTTGATGAGATCCGTAGTAATGGACTCATTACCTTGCCTTGTAAAGTTTTCATGTTCGAACCAAATTTTGTGGCTTTTTCAAAACTTAAACACAGCATAGAACATAAACGATGGGGTGATTACGACATCACGCTTTCCGATTCTCCTCTATATGATCGCGTTCAATCAGTAACTTTTAGAATGCAGACTGATGCATATGGAGAAAAAGACGGAACTACATCCACTCTAATTCCTAGTAACGAGTTTTCTATTCCCATTCATGGAGAGTTGATTGAGCGAACTACGATAGATACATCAGATTTCATCAGAGATTTGTATGAAACCTATGTGAATGGAAAGGCTCATCCTCCAAAAATCATTATGAAGTTGGATGTTGAGGGTGCAGAATACGCTATTCTTTGTAAAATGATCAACACAGGAACTATACGATTTATAGACCGATTGATCGTTGAATTTCATTCAAAATTTGTTCCTGGTCATGCTGAAACAGAAAGATACATTAGACGGTCGCTCAAAGAACTCAATATCAATTGGAGTGAATGGAAATGAAAGCACTAGTAACTGGTGGAGCAGGATTCATTGGATCAAATCTTGTAGATCGGTTGGTTGCAGACGGTCACGATGTCACGGTGATTGACAACGAATCATCGGATGCACATGATCAGTTCTATTGGAATCCTGCTGCCAAGAACTACAAGTACGACATCAATGACTACACTATGGTTCGTAGACTGTACGAGGGTGTGGACACGGTTTTTCACCTTGCTGCTGAAGCGCGAATTCAACCGTGTATTGTTGATCCACTCAAGGCGGTGGAAGCCAATATGCTTGGCACGGCTAGCGTGTTGCAGTGCGCTCGGGTCTGCGGTGTCAAGCGAGTAATCTACTCGTCCACATCATCGGCATACGGGCTGAAGAACACACCTCCGCTTGTTGAAACCATGCCCAACGACTGTCTGAATCCGTATTCAGTCAGCAAGGTGGGAGGCGAAGAGTTGTGCAAGATGTACTCTAAACTGTACGGACTACAGACCATCATATTCCGTTATTTCAATGTGTACGGTGAGCGTCAGCCGCTCCGTGGTCAGTACGCTCCAGTGATCGGTATATTCCTGCGTCAACGAGCCGCAGGAGAACCCATGACCATCGTGGGTGACGGCAATCAGCGGAGAGATTTCACTCATGTTAGTGATGTGGTGGAAGCCAATATCAAGGCATCAGCGTTCACCTCTCCAGAATACAATATTCGTGATGTTGGAAGTTGCCAAGTTTATACAAATTGGGAGTGGGGTCAGATTTACAACATAGGAACTGGACGCAATCACTCCGTGAATGAAATAGTATCCATGATGGGTGGGGAAGCAGTAAACATTCCTCCTCGCCAAGGCGAGGCTCGTATCACTCTAGCAAATGCCAGCAAAGCGCGCGAACATCTTGGATGGACTCCCAAAGTTCGTCTTGAAGACTGGATCGCAGCGCATAAATAACCGTACAAGGAGAACCGTGAACATGGCTACAGTATGTCTCTCAATGATCGTCAAGAACGAAACCAAGATTCTGCATGAGTGCTTTGATTCTATTTGGAAGAACATCGACTACTGGGTTATCGTGGACACAGGCTCTACAGACGGAACACAGGAGTACATCAAGCAGTACTTTGCCGAGAAGGGCATTCCTGGTGAACTGCATGAGCGTCCGTGGGTTGGATTCGGACACAACCGCAGCGAAGCACTTGATCTGTGTGCAGGCAAGGCAGACTACGCTTGGATGATTGACGCAGACGACAAGGTGGTTGGCGACTTCAAGTACCCACACAACAGGAATCTGACTGCGGATGCCTATGCCATCAAGTGCGGGCGAGAAGGCTGTGTGTGGTGGCGCAACCAAATCTTCAAGACAGGCATCGGCTGGAAGTATGTGGGTGTTCTCCATGAATACGCTCACTGCGACAAGCAGCCTCTGCACCAAGAGAAGATTGAAGGCGAGTACTATCTTGAGGCTCGTACCCTTGGTCAGGAGCGAAACGGTGGTGTTACTCCAGTTGAGAAATACTCCAAGGACGCAATCCTGCTTGAGGAAGAACTGAAGAAGGAGCCGAACAACACCCGCTATCAGTTCTATCTCGCGCAGTCATACTTTGACTCGCAGCAGTGGGACAAGGCTATTGCAGCGTACTACAAGCGGGTTGAGATGGGCGGATGGGAAGAGGAGTGCTACTACTCTCTGTTCCGCATCGCGCTCTGCGAAATCTCCAAGGAGTCTGCCTGGCCAGTGGTTCAGCAGAAGTTCTTGGATGCCTACGACTACCGACCCTGCCGTGCCGAACCTCTCCATGCCATAGCGCGTTTTCTTCGGATGAACGGGCGACCACGGGCGGCTTACCTTTTTGCGAAGGAAGCCGCCCAGATCCCGTACCCACAGCATGACATCCTGTTCATCGACACGAATGTGTACAAGTGGATGGCACTGGATGAACTCGCTGCCACAGCGTTCTATGTGCATGACTATAAGTCTGGATTGGCTGCTTGTGAAATACTCCTGAAGCAGAATCGCCTCCCACAGAGCGAGGTGGAGCGCAATCAGAACAACCACAGGGCGTATATTGAAAAAGTACAGCAGATGGAAGCCGCCCAACAGCAGATGGCTGCACAGATGCAAATGCAGAAGCCTGTACAGGTAACAGCCGCTCCGTCTTTGCTAAATACTCCAAAGCAGCACAGTTTCAAGAAGCGGAGGAAGTAATGGCACGAAGCAGCAAATCAGGAAAAGGCAAAGGCGGATTTGCAAGTGCAAAAACTCGCCGCGCAAGAAAAGAAGCCGCACTGGTCAAGAGCGCAAATCGCGCCCGTAATGCAGCAGCAAAGGCACAGTAATGGCATCAGCATACTACGACATCAACGCACAGCAGTACTCCACTCTGAACTTCCATGCAGAGTACTATGACGAGAACGGGAACGCTTTTGACCTTAATGGTTACACTGCGCGTTTCCATGTTCGTCCAAACAATGATTCAAGCAAACTGTACTTGATGATCACCACTTCAGGAGTCACTAGCGGAGGCTCCACAGGCGAGTTTGGCTCAACTGCTGGCATCAGCGGAAGCGGCGGAATCTTCCTGAACAAGGGAGAGACAGGTGCAGTTTTCACTGGTGGGATTCTCATCACCGCCGATGCCACCACGATGGGCTATGTTCGTGCAGGATCGTGGAAATATTCGCTTGATATCACCCGAGGTGTAACCACGGAAGAACTCATGCATGGACAGTTCGTGGTGGCTCCAAAGAACACCCGATGAAACTGAAGATAAAGTCTGTTGAGTATTCACTCAAGCCCAAGCAAAGCGAGGGCAAGATTGTAGTTGATTCGTTGACCTACTCGGTGAAACCAAAGCCTGACGGAGTGCAGATCAGAAAAAATCCTGTAACCTATGTGCTGAAACACGACCGCCGTTCAGGAGTAGTGATTCAAAAACAAAAGCAAACAACGGTGTGCAAGGCTTCCGTGTACTTTCCGCCCATAGACAGATTTCCGCAAGTTCACTCCAATACTCAAGTATGGACTAATGTTGCAGACCAGCCTGTTGGATCGGAAGACTCTATACAAGTAGGATTGGACACAACCTTCGTTATAGAAGAGTCTCTGATCGACACATACTACAACATCGGAACAACCGTTTACGGTTTGGAGAGTATCAATCAAGCGGCTGTCAGGTGGACGGGTGTTATAATTGATCGTGAAAGTGATTATGAAATGACTGTTGAAATTACAGAGGTGGATGGTGCATTAAGCGCAGCAGATCCATACCCGCAATACTGGATCATCACCAAAGAATATCTCGACATTTGATGTTTACTGCTTGACACTTTTGAGCGATACGCTATACTCCTCCGTAAAGGAGACTTCATCATGGACAAGCCCACACTCGGCTTCTATTGCATTCCCGACACAGGCGCAACCCTTCCCGCATTCGCAACAGACGGCTCTGCGTGTTTTGACATCTGCGCCTGTTTCCATCACGACCGCGAGAATTCGGAAGCAGACTGGGATGCGTTCAAGCCAGTGATCGCCTACGGTCCGCAGAATGTGAAGACCGAAATCTATCCCACGCAGGGAGTGCTTGATGTTCCTGCGGGATGGCGGTTCCTGATTCCCACGGGACTCATCTTGGATATCCCCGAAGGCTACTCTGTGCGCCTCCATACCCGTAGCGGACTCGCGCTGAAGGAAGGCTTGGTGCTTGCGAACGCGGAGGGAGTGATTGACTCGGACTACACCGATGAACTCAAGGTGATGGTGACCGCTACTAGCAACTGCTTGGTGAGCATCCCCAATGGATCGCGGATCTGCCAAGCAGAACTGGTGCGGAATCAGCCTGTTGACCTCTTGAAGATCAATCACCCACCGCAGCGGAAGACGCAGCGCGAAGGCGGATTTGGCAGCACGGGACAGTTTTCATGGGACGCTAACAAAGGAGCCTAATATGACACGCGATGAACTACTGAAGTTTCACGAAGAGATCACGAAGGAAGCCCGCGACCTGATGAGCCTGAAGAATCGGGACTACGCAGGCAATGAAGGAGTTGAGCCTTTTGCCAATTTCACCCGAGTTGAGGCAATGGGAATTTGTAAAACCGAGCAGGGCTTCATGGTGCGCCTCACGGACAAGATGAGCCGCCTGTCCTCGTTTGTCCGCGCTGGCAAGATGAATGTGAAAGACGAATCATTCATGGACACCTGTGTGGATGTTATCAACTACATGGTGCTGCTTGCCGCGTATCTGAAGGACAAGGAATCACAGAGCAAGTAACCATCCATATGCTGAACATAAACATACCTCATTTCTACTGCTACATGAGAAAAGAGCATATGTACCAGCACAAGAGCCACATTGGTGAATTTGTGAAGGTCAGTGTGTTTGCTGCACAGTCCAATCCAGACAGGGCTTTGCTGTTCCATGTTCTAACAGATGACGGGCTTGTTCGCAGCAGGGTTCCTATTCATATGCTGTGCCACAAGCAAACCGCACCGCAAATGTCTTTGGACTACTTGCAGTTGTGGGACTGTTTTTCTGTGAACTGTACAGCAGTTGTATACGAGTATCTGAAAGCGGCAAGAGCAAAAGTAGTTCTGAAAGACAAGCAGGAACTATGGGGCGAGTACATGATGTCTTTTGATTGGTACGGCAATCCATACAGTGATGAACCAACACAGTACAAGTCCCTGCACATGATACGGTTGGATAACGGATGCTACACGCTACAGCCAAACAATAGAATATTTTGGAAGCATATGTCTTTTGTCACCAACCCCTTTCCCACAAACCCAGACTTTAAAGTTGACGATAAAGTGTTCCGATGCGAAGCCGCGAGTGATCGTTGGGTCATTGAAGGTGAAGATGATTCGTATTATTACGATTTAAAAAATGAAATCGCCAACTGTAATATTGAAAAGTCAAAGTAACCTATTGTCACAAATATTGCGTGGTGTATACTAGCAGCATGATTCGTCACCTTGGCTATGCCTGTCAGAACCTGTCCCTGTGCGAAGGGCGCAAGGCAAAGGATCGGCTGTTCACCGACCGCACTCTGCGGATGGACGGCTTTTCGTTGGAGCGTGTGGGAGAACTCGGTGCGCGGAACGCCGCCGATCTGCTCCCCATTCTCCAATGGAATGTAGCCAACGGCATCAAGTTCTTTCGTATCGGCAGCGGGATGTTTCCGTTCATGGATCACCCCACGCTTGGCTACGAGATCACCGATCTGCTGCCTGAACACGAAGCCTCCATTCGCGCATCGCTGATTCAAGCGGGTTGGTTTGCCAAAACAAACGGGATGCGCCTGTCGTGCCATCCTGGTCCGTACACTTGCATTGCCTCGCCTGATCCCCACACGGTGGAGAAAAGCATCAAGTCTTTGGCTATGCACTCCCTCATTCCCGACATCTTGGGCTACGGTGACGAGTTTGCCATCAACATCCACATGGGCGGCGTGTACGGCGACAAGCACAAGACGGCTGATCGCTTCCTGCGTGAGTTCTCCCGACTGCCCGACAGCATCAAGCGGCGGCTCACCCTTGAGAACGATGACAAGCCCACGATGTGGAGCATGACGGAACTGTACACTCAAGTGGCAAAGCACTGCCCTGTGAAGTTGGTGTTGGATGTTCACCACCACCGCTTCTGCCATCGGGAGTCGCTGCTTGAGGCAACAGACATGGCGTTCCGTACATGGCAGGGGTTCTGTGAAGTTCCGAAGATTCACTATTCGGAGTCCAAGGCGGGAGCGCGACCACAAGCCCACTCGGACTACATTCGGGAGGAGATACCTCTGCTGTCGGATACAGTAGAGTACGATGTGATGATTGAAGCCAAGGCAAAGGACTTGGCACTGCTTGAATACAGAAAGGCTTACGCACCATGTTTGGTTTGATTCTCTCTACCGTTCTCTGCCTCGTTCCTCCTAGCGTTGATACCCGCCCCCTGCTTGATGCCATGTACACCGTGGAGTCGAATCGCGGTAAGAATCTCGTTGGTGATGGCGGGAAGGCGATTGGTCCGTATCAGATTTGGCGTGAGTATTGGCAGGACGCTGTGGAACACGACAAGTCCATCGGCGGGAAGTATGAAGACTGCATGGACAAGGCGTATGCCGAAAAGATCATTCGTGCGTATTGGGCGCGGTATGCTCCGAAGGACGCGACCATTGAGCAGTTGGCGAGAATACACAACGGCGGACCACGGGGTCATAAGCGTAGCGCGACCGTGAAGTATTGGAACAAGATTGTAAAGGAGATGAGCAAGTGAGCAAGCCATTCGGATATTCGTATTACCTTGATATGTACCGTTGCCGCGCAGGAGCAGCGGATGACTTGGAACTGCACTACCGCTTTCTTGAGCGCGTGGTGGACAAGATCGGCATGACCCGCATGAGTCAGCCTTTCGTGATCCATGCACCAACTCTTTACGGTGTAGAGATGTTCCCCGAAAAAGCAGGAGTAAGTGGTTGGGTTCCGCTTATTGAGAGCGGCATTCAGATTCACTCCATTGAACCCACCCACTTCATCACGCTTGATGTGTATTCGTGCAACAAGTTTGACAAGCAGATCATTCTTGACTACGCACGGGAGTGCTTTGGATTTGAGCAGCACGAAGAGCGGTACTTTGAGCGTGGTGTGGGATACGGGGACATCTAATGACCAACCACCAACCACACTACCGCATCATCACGGGTGACTGCATTGAGGGCATGAAGACTTTGCCCGATGGCATTATCCACACTTGCATCACATCCCCACCGTACTTTGGACTCCGCGACTATGGTGGCGGGGACAGCGAGATCGGACAGGAGGACACCGTTGAGGGCTATGTGCAGAAGATGACCGAGGTGTTCCGCGAGGTGCGCCGCATCCTGCGTGATGACGGTACGCTGTGGCTGAACCTTGGTGACTCGTACATGAGCGCAAAGAACTGCGCCCCGCCCCCGCAGACGCAGGGCGGTCAGCGTGGAATGCCTTCAGACTTTGTTCCTGCCAATCGCAAGGATCAGAAGGGGCTGAAGACAAAGGACTTGATCGGTATTCCGTGGCGCGTAGCCTTTGCGCTGCAAGCGGACGGGTGGTATCTGCGGCAGGACATTATTTGGAGCAAGCCTAACCCCATGCCCGAGAGCGTGGAAGATCGCTGCACCAAGTCGCATGAGTACATCTTCCTTCTGTCCAAGAAGCCAAAGTATTACTACGATCACGAAGCGGTCAAGGAACCCGCTCGTAACTGGGGAACCCGCGACCGCTCCGAGATGCGTGACGGAACCACCGATCCCAAACTAAAGCACCACGGGCTACAGGGCAAGGAGTGGGAAGAGAATCCCACGAAGAACAAGCGGTCGGTGTGGACGGTGAACGCCAAGGGCTACAAGGGCGCACACTTTGCGGTGTACCCCGAGAACCTGATTGAGCCGTGTGTGCTTGCAGGATGCCCGAAGTGGGGTGTGGTTTTTGACCCATTCACAGGCAGCGGAACCACGGCTGTGGTGGCAATGAAGAATAATCGGCACTACATCGGGACTGAACTCAATCCCGAATATGTGAAGATTGCGGAAGAGCGTATTAAAGAATCAATTCCACAAACCCTAGAAGGAGTATTTGAATGAGCAAGTTCAAGCCAATTGGAAAATGGATTTGGGTGCAGTCGCACCTTGGCGGACAGAAGGAAACCGAAGCAGGCATCATCTACAATGAAGTAGTCAAAACCCAGTACATTTGGGCTACGGTTACCGCAATCGGTGATAAGATAACGGAAGACATCAAGGTTGGAGACAAGGTTCTGTGGGATCGCACCAAGAACCAAGGTCAGGGACATGATGGCGGTGACATGGTTCATCAGGACTGGATTGCACTAGTTGAGCGTTAAGGAGCATCGTGGACTTCTACACTTCCGTTGATATTCGTGGCAAGAACATCCTGTATCGTGGATGGAAGAACGGGCAGAGACAGCATCTCCGCATCCCGTTCTGCCCCACGCTTTACATCCCCTCCAAGGACGAGGGAGAGTTCACCACGATCAACGGCAAGCCCGTGCAGCCCATTCAGTTTGACGGTATCGGGGAAGCCCGCGAGTTCATTGACCGTTTCAAGGATGTCTCCAACTACGACATCTACGGAAACACCAACTTTGTGTACCAGTACCTTTACAAGGAGTTTCCCAATGAAGTCGATTACGACTTCAGCAGCCTCCGCATAGCCAACTTGGACATTGAGACATCGTGTGACGGCGGTTTTCCCACGCCATCCGCTCCCACCGAGCGGGTCATTGCAATCACGATCTCAATGGGCGACAAGACCTATGTGCTAGGCTTGGGGGACTTTCATATTGACGGCGAGGGAGTTTCCTGCATTCCTTACGATGACGAGCGAGAACTGCTTGCAGGGTTCATTGAACTATGGCGGTTCCTTGATCCCGACATCGTGACAGGTTGGAACATCCGCTTCTTTGATATTCCGTACCTTGTGGCGCGGATGAACTACCTTGAAGAAGGATGGGGAAACTCCCTCTCGCCGTGGGGCAAACTCCGCGAGACTGTGGTGAATCGCATGGGACGCGATCAGACCGCGTATGTGATCAGCGGCGTTGCCACGCTTGACTACTTTGAACTGTATCAGACTTTCACCTATGTGAAGCAGGAGTCCTACTCCCTCAATCACATTTCCAAGGTGGAGTTGGGCGAAGAGAAACTGTCGTATGCGGAATACGAAACCATTCAGGAGTTCTACACACAGAACTTTCAGAAGTTCATGGAGTATAACTTCCAAGATGTGCGGCTCGTTGATCGCCTTGAATCCAAACTGAAACTCATGGAACTCGCGGTGGCGTTGGCGTATTCGGCACGGGTGAACTTTGAGGATGTGTTCTCGCAAGTCCGTACATGGGATGCCATCATCCACCACCACCTGATGAGCAAGGGTATGGTGATTCCGCAGAAGACCGAACACAAGAAGGACGATCAGTACGCGGGTGCGTATGTGAAAGATCCGCTTGTAGGCAAGCACGATTGGGTGGTGAGTTTTGACTTGAACTCGCTGTATCCCCACCTCATCATGCAGTACAACATCTCTCCCGAGACAAAGCATCCTAATCCCGTGTGGCGGCGTGGAGCCATTTCTCCCGAGTCCATGCTGGCACGGAATCGCGGCGAGACTGTAAAGCAGTTCATTGACCCTGCTGAATATCTGAACTCCGCGAAGGCGGAAGGCGTGAGCGTGGCAGCGAACGGCGTTGCATTCGTGCGCGACCGCCAAGGCTTCCTGCCTGAACTCATGGAGAAGATGTACGCAGAACGCAAGCACTACAAGGGGCTGATGATCGCAGCACAGAAGCGGTTGGTGGACTTGGACAAGAATGCGCCAGCCGAAGAGCGGCGCAAGATTGAGTACGAGATTTCCAAGTACCACAACTTTCAGTTGGTGCGAAAGATTCAGTTGAACTCCGCATACGGCGCAATCGGCAACCAATACTTCAGATTCTTTGATGTGGCACTTGCCGAAGCCATCACGCTGTCGGGGCAGTTGAGCATCCAGTGGATCGGTGACGCTCTGAACAAGTTTCTCAATCGCGTCCTGAAGACCGAGGGCGAGGACTATGTGATTGCGTCCGACACCGATTCTGTTTACTTGAGACTTGGCAAGGTGGTGCAGTCGTCCTTCAAGGGCGAGGCTGATACGCAACGGGTGGTGGACTTCTTGGACAAGTTCTGTGAGCGGGTGATTCAGCCACAGATCGAAAAGGAGTTCGCCACCCTTGCGGACTGCACCAATGCCTACGCGAACAAGATGGCAATGGGACGCGAAGTGATTGCGGAGAAGGGCGTGTGGACGGCAAAGAAGCGGTATATGCTGTCCGTGTGGGATGCCGAAGGCGTTCGCTACAAGACTCCGAAGTTCAAGATCATGGGCATGGAAACAGCGCGTTCATCCACTCCTGCCTATGTCCGCAAGTCTCTGAAGACTGCCATTGAGATGGTGCTGATGCAGGACGAAGCCACGCTTCAGGAGTTTGTCCGCAAGACTGAACGAGACTTCAAGTCCTTGCCCGTGGAGGAAGTCGCCTCTCCCCGATCCGTGAACGGCATGGAGGAATACTCGTCACCGCTTACCATCTACAAGAAGGGTACGCCCATCGCGGTAAAGTCTGCCCTGCTCCACAACTCGCTTGTAAAAAAGATGGGCTTGAGCAAGAAGTACCGCACCATCGGTGAGGGCGAGAAGATGAAGTTCATCTATCTGAAGACTCCCAATCCCATCCACGAAGGCGTGATCGGATTCCCTGTGACGATGCCGAAGGAGTTCGATCTTCAGAAATACATTGACTACGACACTCAATTCAAAAAGACTTTCCTTGAGCCTCTACGCGCCATCACCGATGCGGTTGGATGGAGTCCCGAAGAAAGAAATAGTCTTGAGTCGTTGTTTGCTTGACCGCCTCACTACATACAGTAACCCCTAACAAAAGGATTCATCATGGCTACAAAGATCGTGAAGGTTCAGACTGGCGAAGAACTCATTGCAATGGTCACCGAAAATTTCGAAGGTGACAAGATTGTGTCGTACACTCTCAAGAATCCGTGCATGGTTGTTCCCATGCCCACGAAGGGCGGCGGTGCAAATATTGCTGTCGTGCCGTGGATGGCATCGGTGAAGGAGCAGAAGATGACTGTTCCTGCGTCTTATGTGATGTTCACCGCCGAGCCTGCAACCGATCTTGCAAATGAATTCAATGGTGCTTTCAACGGCATCGTGGTTCCGAGTGTTGCTCCGACCGCAGCAGGACTCAAACTCGTAACCCAATAATGCAAGTAGATGTTGAATACTTGAAAGGTCTTCTCGCAGCGCGAAAAGACCTGCTGCGCCGTGAAACGCAGAAGATGATCGTTGACAAACTCACGCCCTTGGATACAATACGGGCTAACGAGAACGAGATGGTTCTCATTGACACGCAGACCAAAGCATTGGAGAGATTATGAAACTGAAGGACATTCTGAAGGCAGCAGGAAACAAGTACGCCACCGTAGCCTCTGACGGCTTGGAGGGCAGCGATGTAAAGGGATTCATCTCCACGGGATCGTATGCATTCAACGCACTGTTGAGCGGTTCGATTCACGGTGGTATCCCTGACAACAAGATCGTGGCTCTTGCAGGAGAGCAAGCCACGGGCAAGACCTACTTTGCTCTCAATGTGGTGCGTGAGTTCCTGAACTCCGATCCCAACGCGATGGTCATGTACTTTGACACGGAGCAAGCGATCACTTCGGATCTGCTCAAGTCCCGTGGTATTGACACCGACCGCGTGGCTGTGCTGCCTGTGGCTACGGTGGAGGAGTTCCGCCACCAGTGTGTGCTGTCGGTGGACAAGTACCTTGAGGCAGACAAGGACACCCGTCCCCGCATGATGATCGTGCTTGACTCGCTTGGAATGTTGTCCACTGAGAAGGAGATGAACGACACCGCAGAGGGCAAGAACACCCGCGACATGACTCGCGCACAGGTCACGAAGGCAGCGTTCCGCGTTCTGACCATCAAGTTGGGTCATGCACGGATTCCCCTGCTGATGACGAACCACACCTACGATGTGGTGGGTGCGTATGTTCCCACGAAGGAGATGGGCGGCGGCAGCGGTCTGAAGTACGCCGCGTCCACGATCATCTACCTGTCCAAGAAGAAGGACAAGGTGGACAACGAGGTGGTGGGCAACATCATCCACTGCAAGGCGTACAAGAGCCGCCTGACGAAGCAGGACAAGATGGTGGATGTGCAGTTGAACTTTGAGACAGGCTTGAACAAGTACTATGGTCTGCTTGATGTCGCCATCAAGTACGGTATCTTCAAGAAGGTGTCCACGAAGATTGAACTGCCCAACGGCAAGACGGCTTTCGAGTCGCAGATCAACAAGAATCCCGAGAAGTACTACACGGACGAGATTCTTGCAGCCATTGATGCCGCAGCGAAGAAGGAGTTCTGCTACGGATCAGACGAGAAGCCAGCAGAGGAGTCCGCAGATGGAGATGAGTAAGGAGCGGTACAACTCCTTGATGGACAATTGGGAAGAGAAACTGACTCCTGAAGAGATTGCAGCAGGATGGCATTTCTGCTACGAGTGGGACGGTATGCTCGTAGGACCAAACTCCCATGAGGCTCTTGTCTGCTCATGCGACAATCCCGCGATTGAAGCATGGAAGGCTTCAGAAGACGGCAAGAAGTTGCAGAAAGAGATTGACGACCGATCCGAAGCAATGTACGATACCCCTACTACAGATGACGCATTAGAGTATTTTGAGAAGTTGCGGGAAACCCCCGAGTACAAAGAGCGTCAGGAAGCAATGGATCGTCTGGCTAGACTTGATGAGGAACTTGGACTAAATGAGCCAAACCGAGAAGACAATACTGGCAGGGCTGCTTAACGACAGCGAATTCTGCAAGAAGACCATTCCATTCTTGCAGGAGGAGTACTTCCTTGATCGCGTGGATCGGGCTGTGTTCCGATCCATCAAGGAATTCGTGAATCAGTACAAGGGCATTCCCACAAAAGATGCCCTGCTTATTGCACTTGAAGACAACAAGGGATTGACGGAGGACGAGTTCTCCAAGTGCAAGAGCCTCGTAGGAGACATGGGGAAGTCCCCGAAGCAGGACACGCAGTGGTTGAGTGACACCACCGAGAAGTTCTGCAAGGACAAAGCCATCTACAATGCCATTCTTGAATCCATTCAGATCATAGACGGCAAGGACAAGGCGCGGACTCCCCATGCTCTCCCCGAGATTCTGTCGAAGGCTCTCGCGGTTTCGTTTGACACGAATGTGGGACACGATTTCCTTGAGGACTACGAGTCTCGCCATGAGTTCTACCACAGGGTAGAGCGGAAGGTTCCGTTTGACTTGGAGATGTTCAACACCATCACCAAGGGCGGTATCTCTCCGAAGACCCTGAACATCATTATGGCAGGAACAGGCGTTGGCAAGTCGCTGTTCATGTGCCACCATGCGGCTGCGTGTCTCATGCAGAACCGAAATGTCCTGTACATCACTCTTGAAATGGCTGAAGAGCGCATCGCAGAACGCATTGACGCAAACATCATGGACATCACGATGGATGAACTTCAGGACTTGCCCCTTGAGATGTACGAGAAACGACTGAAGGGTGCGACCCGTGGCGTGAGCGGTAAACTCATCGTGAAGGAATACCCCACCTCTTTTGCGAATGTGAACCACTTCCGCATCCTGTTGGACGAGTTGCGCCTGAAGAAGCAGTTCATCCCCGACATCATTTTCGTGGACTACATCAACATCTGCTCGTCTGCACGATTCAAGCACGGCAACAACATCAACTCGTATGGCTATATCAAGGCTATTGCCGAGGAGTTGCGTGGTCTGGCAATGGAGCGGGATGTTCCCATCGTGAGTGCCACACAGGTGAACCGCGCAGGGTTCTCGTCCACCGATGTTGACCTCACGGATACTTCAGAATCATTCGGCTTGCCCCACACCGCAGACCTGATGATTGCCCTCATCACCACCGATGAGTTGGAGAAGGCAGGACAGATCATGGTGAAGCAGTTGAAGAACCGCTACAACGGCAAGGCTGCAAACAAGAAGTTCATCGTGGGCTTGAACTACGCCAAGATGAAGTTCTATGATATTGACAGCAGCGTTTCGGAAGACCTCATGGATGCGAACATCCAAAAGGGTGAAGAGGACGGATACGGATCAGGATACGGTGCCAAGGACTTCACGGCGAAGTTCGGCAAGAAGCGTGACACTAGCGATTGGAACATCTAATGAAAACAGCAATCATTACTGGCGTAAACGGACAAGACGGATCTTACCTCGCGGATCTCCTGATCTCAAAGGGGTACTATGTCATTGGCTTGAAGCGGCGCACCTCGCTTATCAATACTGAGCGAGTCGATCACATCTACAACCACCCGATTGATTGCACCCAATTCAAGATGTGCTACTACGATCTCTCTGATGGTGGAGCCATGACCAATCTGTTGGCGAAGTACAAGCCAGACGAAGTGTATAATCTTGCCGCGCAGTCCCATGTGGCTGTTTCGTTTGATGTGCCTGAATATACAAGTGACGGAATTGCTGGAGGAACTCTGAAGATTCTTGAAGCAATTCGTTCTGTCAGTCCACAGACACGATTCTATCAAGCGTCATCATCAGAGATGTTTGGTGACTCAACAGACCACGGAGACACAGGATACACTGAAAGCAGCCGCATGATGCCTGTTTCGCCCTACGCCGTGGCTAAACTCCACGCTCACCACATGACTCGCGTGTATCGTGAGGCATACAAGATTCACGCAAGTTCGGGAATCCTGTTCAACCACGAAAGCCCACGCCGTGGCGAGACATTCGTGACCCGTAAGATCACTATGGCTGCTGCACGAATCGCACAGGGAAAGCAGTCAAAACTTCTTCTGGGCAATATTGACGCGAAGCGAGATTGGGGTTTTGCTGGTGATTATGTGGAAGCCATGTGGCTCATGCTTCAGCAACCGCATGGTGATGATTATGTGGTGGCAACAAACCGCACCCACTCGGTTCGTGAGTTTTTGGAAGTAGTATTTGACCACGCGGGACTTGGTGACTATCGCAAGTATGTGGAGATTGATCCCCGTCTGTTCCGCCCTAACGAAGTTCCGTATCTGCTTGGTAATCCTGAAAAAGCCAAGCGGGTCTTGCAGTGGGAGCCGAAGCACGATATGATCTCCCTTGCAAAGATGATGTACGATTCTGACTTCAAGCGAGAGCAATCCAAGCCGTAATGTCCACCTATATCGACAAGAAATACATTAACATGGTGTCTCCCCAACTTGAGCGATTCAAGTGGAAGACCCAAGCACTTGCAAATTGCCGTTGTCCTCTCTGTGGTGACTCACAGCGGAGCAAGAGCAAGGCGCGTGGCTTCTTCTTCCCCAAGAAGAACGACTATTTTTTCAAATGTCACAACTGCGGTGCAGGACATTCGGTGTACCGATTTTTGGAAACCGTGGCTCCTGCTCTGGCACAGGAATACGCGCTTGAACGGTGGCGAAACGGGGAGAACGGTAAGAGCAACTATGTGAAGCCTGTGGAGGCTGCTGTAGCCCTTCCAAAGGCACAGATACGGCTTCCTCCCGTGTCCACCCTGCCTGAAACAAACCCTGCACGGCAATATTTGGAAAACCGCAAGGTTCCCCACCTTGATCGGTTCTATTTTTCAAAAGCGTTTGGTGATTGGGTGCGCTCCATCGACTCTACATACACTACCGTTCCGAATGACGAGCGTATCGTCATACCATTCGTGAACAAAGCAGGGGAACTCCTCGCGGCGCAAGGACGCTGCTTGAGCGGTTCCAAAAATTCAATCCGATACATTACCGTGAAGTTCACCAAGGACGGACGAGCGGTCTACGGCGAAGATCGGTTGGATTATTCAAAGAAGGTGTACGCCGTTGAAGGTCCGATTGACTCTGTATTTCTGCGTAACTCTATTGCTCTTGCTGGGAGCGAACTCGCTCACGCCACTAAACTTTTCCGCGATTGCGTTGTTGTATATGACAACGAACCACGCAATCCCGAGATTGTACACAAGATGGAAGACGCGATCCGCAGCGGCTATACCGTCTGTGTGTGGAACAGCAGCATCGGAGAGAAGGACATCAACGACATGGTGCTTGCGGGACGATCTCCCGAAGAGGTTCAAGCCATCATTGACGAGTGTTCGTGCAGCGGTCTGACTGCACTGGCGAGGTTTTCACAATGGAGAGTGCGATGAAAAACGAGAACATAAAGGTGTTGGACAACGGATTCGTGCAGTATGTTGACCACATGGGCAATGACCTGACTGTGGTAAACTCTGCGCGTGTTTCATTCAATAAGGAGAGCGATTGGGAATCCGAACCTGATTGGCGAGGCTACCATCCGCGCACACTCTCCGACAAGGACAAGAAACTCATCGGGTATCTTGCCAAGCACAAGCACTGGACTCCGTTCGCGCATCCACAGATCACCCTGCGGATCAAGGCTCCGATCTTCATTCGCACCCAACTTTTCAAGCACAAGGTTGGATTTACCGAGAACGAAGTGTCCCGCCGCTATGTGAGTGATCCGCCAACCGTGTATTTTCCACATTGGCGCGGCAAGCCCACGAACGGCGCGAAGCAGGGGTCGGAAGACTTCATGCCCATAGATGATGCGTACAACACCGTGAGCCGCCACTACGAAATGTGTGTGCGGGAAGCACTGTTCTCCTATGAACAACTCCTGAAGTTGGGCGTGGCTCCCGAACAGGCGCGATCAGTGCTGCCACAGGGAACCTACACCGAATGGTGGTGGACAGGTTCTCTGGCAGCGTTTGCGCGTGTGTACGCACAGCGCAGCGATCCCCATGCACAATGGGAATGCCAGCAGTATGCAGCGGCATTCGGTGCAATCATTCAGCCACTGTTTCCACACTCATGGGCGGCTTTGACGCACAGCCAGCCCACCTAAATACAGGGATGAACGACCCTACGAACTCCAAGCCCACAGAGCCACGCCGAACTGCTGCTGTTTCCAGTGGTCAGTTTGAGTACGGTTCCGTGTTTCGTTTAGTGCGCGAAATCCGTGGTTCCGCGTACTCTGTGGGCGATCAGTTCATGCTCGTAGAGGGTGAAGACTGCCACGATCCCAACACACTGATTCTTGGTGGGGTGGGAGAAAACTACTTTATAGATCCCCGTGGCAAGCCCCTGCGGATTGAGGCAGGAGACACGCAGATTGACTCTATTTTTGAGTTGGTTGATCAACCGCAGCGAGAAGTGGTTGAGGAGATTGGAGCCGAAGACGCTCCACCCCGCCATGTCACAGCCGAGCAGTTCAAGACTTTCCGTGAAGGTCTTGCTGGCGTTCTGAACGAGATTGCCTCTGTTCGCTCCACTGGTGGAGAGCGCGGTGAACGGGGTCCGCGTGGCTACACAGGCGTTCAGGGCGACAAGGGCGATGTCGGACCGCAGGGACCGCAGGGCGAAAGGGGTGAACGCGGTGAACAGGGAGAACGGGGCGAAAAGGGCGATGCGGGTGAGCGTGGACCGCAAGGGGAGCGTGGCGAACCTGGTCCGCAGGGTAATCGTGGGGAACAGGGCGAACGCGGTCTACAAGGTCCGCAAGGAGAACGCGGAGAACGAGGTGAACAGGGAGAACGGGGACAGCGCGGCGAGAAAGGTGAACAGGGCGAAGCAGGAGCAGTCGGTCCGCAAGGACCGCGTGGTGAGCGCGGTGCTGATGGTGCTGCGGGTGCTGACGGTCGTGATGGTGCTGCTGGTCCGCGTGGCGAACGGGGCGAGAAGGGTGAGCGCGGTGCTGAAGGCAAGGCGGGCAAGGCTGGCGCAAAGGGTGCAAAGGGTGAGAAAGGCGACAAGGGAGATGCTGGCGAGACTGGAGTTGTAACCGCCAAGTTCCCGCTTGTCTACGATCCGCAGGAGAAGTCCATCGCCATTGACGAAGAGCGGTTGGACAAGATCCTGAAGAAGATCATGGGTGGCGGAAAGGTGTCCGCTCAAGACATGGGGTGGCTTGCATCCACTGGCGGCGGCGGCAAGGTGGCTGTGTATATCAACGGCTCCAAGATCACGCCTGATGTTCGCACACTTGATTTCACTGGCGCAGGAGTGACCGCCACGAAGGTGGGCGGCAAGGTCACAGTGAACATCAGCAGCACTGGTGGCAGTGGTGTGTCTGGTGACTATGTTTACTCGCTGAACGGCATCACTGGTCCTGTGGGCTTGAGCGCAGGGGCAGATGTTGTCATCACGCAGAGCGGCAAGACGCTCGCCATCAGTTCACCCACCGTGTACGGCGTAAGCGCAGAGATTTACGCATCCAATCTTGCAACAGGTCTACTGCACGGCGGAACACTAGACATCAACGGTGTGTGTGCTGCAAAGTTTAATATCAGCGCAGGGCGCGGACAGATCCACTACGCGGGTGCAGGATACACACACGATCCACAGCCAACTCTTACCTTCGTGAATTGGGGCGCACAGACAGGGGTCACTCTTGACTACTTGGCTACACACCCCACCACATGGCTGTACTACGACAGCAACGGTGTGCTGCACCAACAGCCCACATTCTACACAGACGATCAGATTGAGAACAACATTACCATTGGTGCGCTGATCCATCCCACCAACACCGTGATCTCGCTGGCTCGTAGTATTCCCAATGTTGCGTATGCCACAGACAAGCAGTACGAGCAGTTCATCCGCACATTCGGTCCGATCAAGATTTCGGGACACACCATTTCGGCTAACGGCGCGAATCTGAAACTGAATCGCGCATCGGGAACCGCGTTTGTATTGGGTCGCAACTACGCATACGATCCAAACAACCCGAGCGTGTTGAGCGATGGCGCAAAAACGGACTGCTCGTTCTACTACTACTATAGGAACGGCAGCGGCGGATTCGTAACAGATATTACAAAAACCGAGATCAATCCCACGGGATGGGACGATGGCACTGGAACGCTGTCAACCGCTCCCAACGGCAAGTACACCATTCAGAGGATATTCTTCTACCCAAAGACACCAGACATACTCGGTGTGTACTATGGTCGTGCCACCTATGTGAGTATTGCCGAAGCCGCCGCAAACCTGAACATTGAGGAGTTCTCTGAGATTGAGAACACCCGTACGAATGCCATATTCCTTGGGTATCTCATCGTCAAGGCAGGCGCAAACAGTCTACAGAACACCGCAGATGCACTCATACTGCAATCAGGAACCTTCCGCTCCACCACAAGCGGCGGTGGGTCGGTGGCAATCAATCTGGACGATCTCACCGATGTCACGATCAGCAACATTCAAGACAATGATCTGATCATCTATGACTCTGCCACGCAGCAGTGGTCAAATAGTCCTGCTTCACACCTTTCCGTCACTTCCTACAACGGACAGACGGGTGCGGTTCAAGGTGTTTCGTCCTTCCAAGGCAAGACAGGTGCTTTTGGATTGTCTGCTGGACAGGGTATTTCTTTTGCTTTGGTGGGAAACACATATACCTTCAGGATAGACTTTGTTAAGGGTGCAGAAAACATAGCGGCTGCGGCACCAAGCAGCGGCGACAATATTTTATATGAAAAGAATGATGGGACTCTACGAGTCACCAAAATCGGAACACTACTCAGCACACCCTATGAGTCAGGATCGCTTCCAGCAACAGTCACCTCCATTACTAGCAGAAGTTTGCTACTGTTCGACAGTGCAGACAATTCGCAGAAGATCATAACTTCCACGAATGCCACGAACGAAATACTGTCAGGAGCAGTCACTTCCTTCAACGGACGGACGGGTGCAGTTCAGGGTGTCTCGTCCGCGAATGGACTCACTGGTGCGGTTACATTCAGAACAGGTGCTGGAGTTACATACGCTGTGTCTGGCAGCGGCATTTCTTTTGCAATTGATTTCCAACACGGCGGTCAAAGCCTAGACATCAAAGCATACTCGGTGGGAGGATCAGACAATCCTGCTGGTGTAGACTTCCTGCTTGTTCAGAGAAAAAATACTGGTGGTTCAGGTGAAATGTACCTGATGAACATCACCAATATGTTCAATCAATTCACTCCACTTGTCTCGTATCCCAAATACAGTGGGGTTTTGGGGCAAGGACTATTGGCTCCCCTGATGGTGCAAGTGGACGGTTCCTCACCAATAGCCGTGGACTTTTACGATCAGGTGAATGTGATTTCGCAAAATCTCACCACAGTAGACGGCGGAACATTCGCCTAAATACCCGTATACAGAGGAACAGAGTACATGGGAACCACGATCATATTCCGCAGAGGCGAAAACGACCCCACATCAGGGTCGGGACTCACGCTTGCCGAGCCAGCGTTCAACACCACGCTGAATACTTTCCATATCGGCTTGGGCTACGGAGTCACTGCGGCATGGGTTGGCGCACCCATCAGCGGCTTGAGCGCGGACATTGCGGCAGGCATCACCTACAAGATTCCCACTCTTGCGGCAGTCAAGAACTACATCGGGGGACTGTGCTACGGAAACACTGCTGGAGGAACATCCATCACACAATATGTGGGTTCTTTGAATGGACTCACGGGTGCGGTTGGACTTACAGGTGGAACTGATATATCCGTTGTGGTTTCTGGTCAGACTCTCACCGTAAACTATACTGGTTCAAGTGTTTCCAATGCGGTGACCTCGTTCAACGGACGGACAGGCGCGGTGCAAGGTGTGTCGGCTGCTGTTGCAGGCACTGGTATATCCGTGAGCGGGGCAACGGGAATAGTTACTATCACGAATACGGGTGTTCAGTCTTTCAACGGAAGCACTGGTGCGATTTCGTTTGTGAACTATGTAAGCAGTTTCAATGGTTTGACTGGTGCGGTCGGGGGCGTATGTGCTGCACAGGCAAACACCTTTACTCCCACACAATATTTTATTGGCGGTCTGTGTTCTGGATCTGGAATCACCGCAGAGTCAACCGTATCATCGGTAGGATTTTCCACCGTTTCTGGATATGGAGCATATCAATCAATAACCACTGTTGCCTCTGACACAGTGAAGTTTGCTTTTGATCCGAGCGGTGACAACAGCATTCAGACTCTGCGTCCAAGCGATGATCTTACTGGTTTAGCAGGAGGAACCATAACAAATAGGCTTCCTGCCTCTTCGGGAATTCTTGCGCTCACATCCCAACTCATGGGCGCAGTGAACGGCTCAACAGCAGCGACCAGTGCGGTTACATCATTCAACGGACTCACGGGTGCTGTTGGTGGAGTGTGTGCGGCACAGGCAAACACATTCACGGCTGTGCAGACATTCAACAGCGGTGTTACATTTGCATCTACAGTGGATGTAACTGATTCCGCACGGTTCAACGGCGGATTGACTGCCTCACGGATTGACATCACTGGAAACTTCAAGGTTGTCGGCAACACACAAGTTGGTGATCAAAGCACTGATACACTAACAGTGTTTGGAGGAACCACCTTCAACAACCGTACAGACTTCGCAGGCAGCAACAACTTTGCCACGGGACTCACGGCTACTGGAAATATCAACCTGAGCGGTACACGAAGCATCACGAACAAAGGTGATTCGATTCTTCTCAAGGGCATCACTACAAATGCTTCTCCTCTTGCATCAAACAGCATATTTCTTTCTGGACAAGTAAGCGACAATCTTGTTCTGAATTCGGCAACTGGTATTGTTGATGTACAGAAAGGACAGGAAAATCTTCTTGGTCCATTCATTGGTGGTATCAAATTAAGAACAGATGATAGTGACACACTATCTGGATCTTCCACCGTTACTGCACAGACATATTTAACGGCAGACCAATTCCTGTATGTGCCTGATGACACAGGAACTATTGCTCTGACCAAGAATGTGGTGTCTTCGTTCAACGGAGCCACTGGTGCTGTGCAAGGCGTATCTGCTGCTGTGGCTGGTACTGGTATTTCTGTCAGTGGTGCTACAGGATCTGTGACTATCACCAATATCGGAGTTCAGTCACTTAATGGACTTACAGGTACAGTTGGTATCACTGGTGGGACAGATATTTCGGTATCTCTGTCTGGAAAAACTCTAACCATCAACTATGCAGGTTCTGCCTCTCCCACCAATGTAGTGACATCGTTCAATGGTTTAACAGGTGCGGTCACTGGCGTAACGGTTGGCGGTGCAAACACATTCACTGCGCTGAACTCGTTTGATGCAGGAATTTCTGCCAGCGGAGCCACATTTGCGGCAGACATCAGAGTGAACACCATGACCGTTGGTCGCGGAAGTACCAGCGGTGCTGTATCAAATACTGCTTTGGGAGTCAATGTGTTGGCTCTGAACAGCGGCACATTCAACACAGGAGTCGGAAACTCTGCTCTAACCGCAAACACAACTGGTGGCTCCAACACAGCGGTGGGAAGACGCGCACTGTTTGCGAACACCACTGGCTCATCCAACACAGCGATTGGTCCAAGTGCGCTCGGTGCGGTCACTTCGGGTGTGTTCAATACCGCGATTGGTCCAAACACTCTTACTGCAACGACAGTAAACAACAGTACAGCCGTTGGAGCGGGTGCAATTCAATATAATGTAAGCGGCAACGACAACACTGCGGTTGGTGCGTTTGCGGGAACATTCTGGGGTGACGGTGAAACAGGAACAATACTATCAAATCAGATGTTGTCTGGTACAGGTGGTGTTTACATTGGTTACTACGCTCGCGGATCAACTCTGAATCGGATAAATGAAATTGTGATCGGAGCCAACGCTGTTGGTGGCGGCTCTAACACTGCTGTGATCGGTGCAACCTCGCAGACATCCGCAACGGTGTATGGATTGCTCAACGCGCCTGCTGGTGTGTGTGCAGCAGGAGCCACATTCACGGGTAGTGTGTTCCTAAATCCAGCAAACAGAATATACACCACTCCTGGAGAAACAATCTATTTCGGAAACAGCGGTTTCAGCGAGGTAGAAGTAAACAACGATGAACAGGCAGTTCGTCTGTGGGCAAACGGTACGGAGGCTGTAGCCGTTTTCGCAGACAGTGTTGCCATAATACCACCGATAACAGGATATACCGCATCGTTCACTACGCTTACAAGCAACACCATGATGTACGCCAGAGAGGTGTACAATATCACGGGTGCTACAACCGCACTTGCATCTAGTCGAACGGACTATGTGTACAACGCCACAAGCGGAACATTCACTCTCACGATGCCCACGGCTATTTCAAACATCAACCGCTATACCATCAAGAACAGCGGAACAGGAGTGGTCACCATTGGATGCACGGCTTCACAGACCATTGACGGCGACAGTACATATCCGCTGTCAACTCAGTATCAGGCTGTGGATCTCATTAGCAACGGCACAAACTGGATGATCATATAAGGAGACATTATGGCATACGGAGTAACATCAAAGAATCAGTTTGTCTTGCCAGGCACATCCAACTCGGAAAATCCGAATCAGTTGGACACGCTATTTTTCACGGATCTGATTCAGTCTGCTGGTCCATCTTCCACCTCTCCTACTCAAGGAGGTGTTTTCTATCTTGCAAACGCAAACGGCGGAACGGTGCAGAACAACACCACAAGCCATTTCACGGCTTTCGGTGTCACGGCGGCAAATGGAACTTGTTCTGTCTCAACAGGAACCACAAACAACGCAACAGGATATTCTCTTCTGCTCACCAACACATCCATATTGCCTGGAATTACTGCTGCCCTGAACACAGGAGTAATGAACAAATGGGAGTGCGAGGCACTGGTCAGAACAGACTCCACTATTTTCGAGAACACCACTCCTGTTCACGGTGAGTACCGATTCGGATTTATGAACTCAGGAACAAACGCAACGCCAGCAGACGGTGTTTACTTTAGTTCTTTGGTCAACGGAACCACAAACGAAACCACATGGAAAGTGGTCTTTACCAAAGACGCATCAGCAGAAAGAATCGACACAGGAGTGACGGTTTCGGCAAGCACAACATATCGCCTGTACCTCTGTGTTGAGATTGCACAGGACGGAACCTATACCACAACATACAAGATTCGTTCAGGTAGTACAAGCACCGAAGGAACCGCCGCTCCGACCACCGTGGCTCGCTATCCCAGCGCAACAGCAGACTATATGGGAGTTGTGCTTGGTGTAACCAAGGCAGGAACCGCAAGTGTTAATGCGAGGCTTCTGCTGATAGATTACGCGGGAGCAAGAATACGCCGCCAGTGCAATCGTGAAATTCTACTGTTCTCTTAAGGAGTAATTCATGCCTAACCCAAGACCACTATCCATAGTAAAACTCAAAGATCCTGCCTGTGCTGACGCGATCAACTACGACATGAAGGCGGAGGATCGTTTCATTTATTTCGGAGAGATTGCACAAGACACTAGTCGCTGCATCGTGGAAGGACTGCTGTGCGGGAAACGCCTACCCTATTTCAGTCCAGATATTTTCGAAGAAGTTGCATCAAACGACTTCTAAAACCAAATACTCATCCGATTACTTTAGAGGGGCGAAAGCCCCTCTTCTTGTTATGATGCACCCTACATACTCTACCCAACAAAACAGGAGTAAACCTATGAAGCGATTGCCTACCCTCTATCAGGATTTTATCCATCTTTCCCGTTACAGCCGTTGGATTGAATCCGAGAAACGCCGCGAGTCTTGGGAAGAAACGGTTGACCGTTACTTCCGCTTCTTTGACGAGCATTTCACCGAGCGGGGCGTGAAGATAAATAAGGCAGTCCGCGAAGAACTCCGTGAAGCGGTTCTCAACCTTGAGGTAATGCCTTCCATGCGGTCGCTGATGACCGCAGGAGAAGCACTCAAGCGCGACAACACCGCTGGCTACAACTGCTCGTACATCGCGGTCAACAAGGTTCGTGCATTCGATGAGATCCTGTATGTTCTCATGTGCGGGACTGGTGTGGGCTTTAGCGTGGAGCGCCAGTATGTTGAAAAACTTCCTACAATCGCTGAAGAGTTTACGAACAGCGATACTCTCATTGTGGTCAAGGACTCCAAAGAAGGATGGGCAAAAGCCTACCGAGAATTGGTATCCCTACTTATTGGAGGTCAGATCCCACGATGGGACTTGTCTAACATTCGTCCTGCTGGTTCGCGCCTCAAGACTTTCGGTGGACGAGCAAGTGGACCTCAGCCGCTTGAAGACCTGTTCCGATTTACCGTCAGCACTTTTAAGAAGAGTGCTGGCAGAAAACTCACCTCCATCGAATGTCACGACATTATCTGTAAGATTGCAGAGATTGTCGTTGTCGGGGGCGTCCGTAGATCGGCTCTTATCTCGCTATCCAATCTCACGGACGAGAGGATGCGTGATGCAAAGGTTGGGCAGTGGTGGTTGGACAACCCCCAAAGGGCGTTAGCCAACAACTCCGTAGCCTTCAAGGAGAAGCCCGAGATCGGCACATTCATGGAGGAGTGGCTGTCGCTCTACAAGAGCAAGAGCGGTGAGCGCGGCATCTTCAATCGCCAAGCCGCACAGAAGACCGTGGAAAAACTTGGGGATCGCCGTGATGCCTCCTACGAGTTCGGCACGAACCCCTGCTCCGAGATCATTCTCCGCGACAAGGAGTTCTGCAATCTGTCCGAGGTGATTGTTCGTGCCGAGGACACTCCCGATACGCTGAAGCGCAAGGTGCGTCTTGCTGCCATCCTTGGCACTTGGCAAGCCTCGCTCACCTACTTCCCGTACCTCAGCAGCGAGTGGCGCAAGAACTGCGAAGAGGAGTGTCTGCTTGGCGTTTCTCTCACAGGCATTCTTGACAACCACTTCATGCGAACACAGGGCGACAATCTCAATGTGCTGCTTGAACTACTCAAGGCAGACGCGGTGGCTACGAACAAGGAGTGGGCGAAGAAAATCGGCATCAACCCCGCAGCGGCTATTACTTGTGTGAAGCCAAGCGGCACGGTGTCGCAGTTGACGGATGCGGCAAGCGGCATCCATGCTCGTCACAACGAGTACTACATCCGCACTGTTCGTGCCGACCGCAAAGATCCCATGTGTCAGTTTATGATTGACAAGGGATTCCCTGCGGAGCCGTGTGTCATGCGTCCCGACCACACGATGGTGTTCTCGTTCCCGCAGAAGGCTGTGGGATCGGTCACGCGCAACGACATGACTGCGATTGAACACCTTGAGTTGTGGCTCACCTATCAGCGTCACTGGTGTGAACACAAGCCAAGCATCACGGTCACCGTTCGTGAGAGTGAGTGGATGGAGGTTGGTGCGTGGGTGTACGCGCACTTTGACGAGATCAGCGGCATCTCGTTCCTGCCCCACTCCGATCACACCTATCAGCAGGCTCCGTATCAGGACTGCACAGCAGAGCAGTACGAAGCCGCTCTTGCGAAACTGCCGAAGTCCATTGATTGGAGTGAACTGACACAGTACGAGAAGTCTGACACCACGAAGGGAACGCAGACCTTTGCTTGTTCAGGCGACAAGTGCGAAGTGGTTGACCTGACTACATAAAGTGTTGCCTCTGTCTTAAGATAAGCAACACACCCCACGGGAGATCGCATCTCCCGTCCGACAACCCCCGTTTCGGCGGGGGTTGTTTCTTTTTACAAATCTGTCAATTTTTGTGTCGCCAAGTCCACTAGATATTTACATGAAGAGAGGTGCAGTCCATTCTCTTCTCCTGGCGTTTGCACTCGTCTTGCTGCAAGCCTGTGCATGGGACATAACCGCCACTGCGCCGAAGAGCGCATCCCCGCCGAAGAGCGGGGAGATTGAAATAGTAGAAGCCCCCGTGGAGCCAGCCTTCATGCGGGGCTTCTCGCGTATTTCTGAATGCGAAGACACCGCCGTGGGTGCTTTGGCACGGGAGGACGGCACGGTATACGGCAGCGGTGTGCTTGTGGGGGATTGCCATGTTCTCACCGCCGCGCACTGCACCGAAGGGATAACGCCTCACTGGTTCATCTCTGGCGGAGAATTCTTCAAGATCCGCTCCGTCACGGTGCATCCACATTACAAAATTGCAGGGGTGATTTTCGTGGATCTAGCCATGCTCCACCTGGATGCGCCTTGCCCCGCCACACCCGCTACGCTGCCACAGGAGGGCTGCCAGTTGGGGCGTGGGGACGATCTGACGGCAATAGGCTACGGAGGTGGAATACGCCGCAGAAGCAATCCTGGCGTGCTGTGGTACTACGGAACGCTTGTAGAGGAACCCACCGTATTCAAAATACTGCCCCTTGACGGCACCATCTGGTTTGGTGATTCGGGTGGGGCAATTTACGACAATAGCGGAGTTCTCGTTGGGATCATCTCCTCATTGGGTATTACGAGGGGACACCTATTCGAGAACTCCGCTACCAGGCTTGATCTTTTCCGTGATTGGATCAACGAAACAATGGAGGCTACCCCATGCAACTGACCCGAACGCAAAAAGTCCTGTTGTCGGCTTGCAGTTTTTTATTCGGGGTTCTGCTCGCTCGTTGGCTTGGACTGTAGAGCCTCGTCCAACTGCTTCTGAATCGCAGCCTTTTGCTTCTCTGCAATCTGCAACTTGGCTTCAAGCAGAATGGTCTGGTTCATCAGCGTAGTCACCTTGTCCTGAAGAACGGGGATCAGGACTGTCTCATTGTAATTCTCTGTCTGCACATTTGATGGAATCATGGATGGATTCCTCCTTTCTATCCTTATGTATCCGACCTAAATATGGGTATGGTGATAGCAGGAATTGATTATTCTCTCTGTGGTCCAGCCGTGTGCCTGTTCCGCGCAAACTCTACGGGAAAATTCTCTTACAGCGGCTGCTCGTTCTACTTCCTGACGGACAACAAGCGGCAGAGCGAGATCCGCACACTAAACATATTCGGTGAACGGTTGAGCGATTGGGATAGTGATCAGCACCGCTACGAAACGATTGCTGACTGGGCAATCGACATCGTGATGGGATGCGCTCATGTGGCACTTGAGGGATACGCCTACTCTGCCAGCGGCAAGGTGTTTCACATCGCAGAGAACACTGGCATTCTCAAATACAAACTGTATCAGTTGAGCATTCCTGTCACGATCATCCCGCCCACCGAGGTGAAGAAGTACGCCACAGGCAAGGGCAACGCAGACAAGAACGCCATGTACGATTCATGGCTGAAGGAAACAGGAGTGGATCTGAAAGGACTCCTGACACCGAAGCGTCAGGAGTCCGTGAGTCCTGTTTCAGATATTGTTGACTCGTACTATATCTGCAAGAAGATGTACGAGAGTCTGCCTGAAGATGTCCGCGTGGCGGACGATTAAGGCGTAGGCTGCTGCGGGTCTTGTGGCTGCTCTGCCTTGACTTCAGCCTTTTCCTCTTCATCAGCGCAACGCCTTGCGATGAATTCCTTCCAAGCCCAAGCCACTACCAAGAACAGCACAGGCAGATACCAAAGAATCCATCCCCAGTTCTGAGTGATCTTGTCACCGTTCGTGATCTCGTGCTTTAGTTTCATCATAATCACGCTGTCGGTGGTGTTGTCGGGAAGCATCTCGGGTGCTGTTCCGCAACCCGCAACAAACGCAGCAACAAGTAGAAGTAGAATCTTGTTCATGTGCGGCTCCTTTACGACTTGTTGGAAGCAGCGGCACTACCGAAGTAGAAGCCCACAATGCTCACCAAGATTTGACGAGTTTCGGATGTGAACAGGAAGCCGTTGATCTCAACGAAATACTTTTTGGTAGTCTCGGGGATCAATCCAAACAGCCCCTCGGGATTCTTTGCGTCCACTTCCACGAATGTGGGCAGACCGAAGAACGGAAGGATGAATGGTGCCAGCAGGGTGGCAAACAGCACCGATAGCACGATGAGTTGGCGAATACCCTTGCCCACATCAATGGGAACGCGCTGTGCTGCCTTGTCTTGGTTCTCTGTTGTCTGCTTGTTCGCCGCAATCAGGCGTTCAAACATCTCTTTTTGGTCTTGACGCTTCTCTGCCATGAAGCGGAACAGGAAGCCTGTTGCAGACCCACCAACCAACGAAATGAGTTCAGGACTAATCATGTAGTCACTTCCTTTCTATAAGCGGCTTACCTTTTATTTAGGTCTTGGGCAGTTTCCGCTTTAGAATTTTTGACTTCTTTCGCTGTGCAGCGGTGGAAACTGGCGGAAGATCGGGAGGCAAACCCGCGATATTTTCACCAGAAGCCACATTCGTGGGAGCAGAAATTGGTGGTGGAAATTCTTCACTTACGAATGCAGAGAATTTCTTGATTTTACGATTGTCCATATGTGCCTCCTCCGAAAACCATAAAGTGGATTCTTTCCGTCAAGCCCAATCCGTAAGCCACTCCGCGCTTCTGAATGTTGTTTGTGGTTTCCATTTGCTTCAGGGTGAAAGCCCTGAATCCATTCACAGTCTTCTGTGAGCGGTCAATCGCGCAGATTGCGTACTCATAGGTCTGTGCGTAGTCTGCTGCCGCGTATTGTGGTTCGATTTCTCTGCTGAGTATCACGCAGTAGTTAGCAGTGTTCAGAGGTTTGATGAACGAGACATCAAACACCGAGTAGTCTCCTGCTGAAACTCCGCTCACATTGTAGCCGTCTTGAATGTATGCAACCACATTTGCATCGGTTCCGTCATGCTTCTTCGGAGGAATCACGATGGTTCCGTATGCTGTTGGTGTGCGAGTCGAGTTCAGTGCAGTGATGCTTGACGAGTATGTTGCGCCAGTGAGTCCGTATCCCGATGCACCAGGCACAAATCTTTTCTTTGCGTCTTGGTTTCCGAACACGGGATATGTGCCTTCCGTCTTCACATAAGGAGAAGCCACAGAGCCTGGCTCTACCTGAACTCCCCAAATATAAGCAGACACCTTTGATTGATTCAGACCTGAATCATAATTACCGCGAAGAGTGAAGTTCATTCCACTCATGCTGGTTGCTGCTGAATTTGCAATCTGTTCTGTCCCGCTATACCGCTTCCAGTTCGATGTAAGGGTAATATGAGTGTAAGCACCACCAGCAGGTCCACGAATAGAAAGTGTGGTTCCTAACCCTGCACTCTTTGCCCAAAACGACCAAGTAAATAATCCGTTCGGTCCAGTCACTCCCCTGAAATCAGAATTAAATTGTACATTTCTAGCCAGAATAGAATAATCACTCGTGTTTGCCGATGTTGCACCGATGTTCAGGGTAATCTTGTCTGCGTTCATTTCCCCTGTTACAGGATTAGGTTCAACATTTGATTCCACAATCGGATTCACACCAGTTCCTGATATGATATTACTCCACTGTGTCAAGTCTTCGCTGTACTGTATAAGATTCGCAACATACGGATCGTACAGGTCGCGGGTGGTCTTGAAAGAGAACGCTGCCACATTAGCCCAAACTGTATTCGTGGGAGCGTCTAAAGGACCACTGATGGTAAAACCACCTGCAACAGCAGGAGTTTGAAAACCGTAGCACGAAAGAGCAAACCCTGCGCTGAATCCTGGCGCAGTGACTCCACCTTCCTTCACACCAGAAACCACAAACGGTCCAACAGAATTGGAGGCGTATTCTGGCGTGACAAGAAACACATACGCACCGCTTCCGAAGCGAGTTGGATCACTGAAACTGATCCCGTGTATTCCTGTTGAGTTTCTTTGAACAGAGGATATCCCACTGCCGTTTACTACGGATGCAGCAACAGTGCTTGTTCCTAGTTTTAGATTTCCCCATGCGTCAGCGGAAGGGAGTGGAGTGGCAGACGAGCCAAAGTTTGATACAGAACTGCTCATAGCACATACACTCCGAGTACCGTTGATCCATTACTCCACAGACGAATGTTTCCAATCTGATTCTTCGTGCGTCCCGATCCTGTTATTGGCTCATTTACTCCAACACTACCTGTCAGCCAATACCCAACACGAACCCAGAACGATTCACGGGTCTTTGGATACTGCGCTGAATTCAGAGCATGGCACATGAACGGCAGTCCTGCTTGACGATATGCGTTCACGAATACTTTGTACCTGTCGTTGGGCATGGGTGTCACAAAAGAAAACTTGATTGCGCCTTGATATGTCTTATTATTTTGACCTGCCGTACCTGTCGTACTGGTTTGCGAGTCTGCACTGATGTACAGGTTGTAGCCGTCAACAAAGTTCATTTCATCAAAAGATGCTCGGGTTGGTGTAGCAGCGGTTTCGTGATTGGAAACCACACACCACGCCCGTGGAGTGGTTTGAAACATCGGTATTGCTGCTGAACTGCTCATGTGAGTCCTCGGAGTATTTGTGCAAGCCGTTCGTCAATTGAAATATCTTCCACGGAAACGCCATCAAAAACAGACCGCTCATCTATGTAGTCCAAATACAGCAACACTGTTTTCAGTGGTGCGTGTATGTCGCATTCCAATTTATGAAACAGCATACGCGCAGCAGGAGTCCTGCCAAACACATTCCCTAGCACCATCAGGTGGTTCAGGAGGAGTATGGTTCGCAGGTTTCCCGTTCGCTTGTACCGCTTGAGGAGCCGTTTCACATACTTGATCCGAGCCAAGTCTTCTGTGAATTCGCTCATGCCCAAGCAATCGGGGTTCGTGTAGTTCCCCATGCAATACAACATGAAATTATCGCGGTTCAATACTTTGAAGTCCATGATAAAAAAGCATTGGGATCACCAACGCATATCGTGCTTTTGCAGGGTTGACTTGATCGCCTTCTGCTTGCCGATCACATTAGCCGCGCCTTGGTGTGGGCTTGGCTTCTTGCTCTTCTTGCCCTTTGCAACGGCTTCCTTCACGGAAATGAGAGCCTTCTTGTGAAACCGCTTGCCCTTGCCGCTCTTGTCAGCCATCGCAGCGGTGGGATCGGGGACAGCGAGCGGGATGCCGCCCATAGTCTCGGCGTACTCATTCACAGCCTTCTTTGGCGTGTACGCTGAAATGAGTTTGGTGGACACCTTCTTGCCGTCCTTGATTTTGGTCACAGGGATCTTCTTCTTGGGCTTGCTGCGAACAGCGTCACGACTGCTGCTCAAGAGTCTGTCCAAACGAGGAGTCCACTGCTTCATCTTGGCTTCCTCTACAGTCTCTTCCTTAACCGTCTTCTTTCCCTGCGCTTTGTCCGCAAGCGTCCACTTCATGCGGCGGTTCTGCTGTGTATGACGCTTGCGCTTCTCCGCTTCTTCACCCTTACGAGCGTCCGAAGCAGATTGAGCAGCGGCGGCTAGTTCTGCTGCGGTAGAGGTCATCCACCACGGCTTCTTCTGCTCCTGCTCCTGCATTGGCTTCTTCTTCGCACGGAGCAGTTTGAAGTCCTGTGAGTCAAGACGCTTGTTCTTGTTCACATCCAACCGCTTCTGTCCGCCGATGAGTGCTTCTTCTACTGGCTTCTTTTTGGAGCGAAGCATCTTGAAGTCCTGTGCGTCAAGTCGCTTGTTCTTGTTGACATCAAGTCGCTTCTGACCGCCAACGAGTTCTTCTCCAAATGTAAATGTAGCCAGTCTTGGCAGTAGTTTGGGGAGTTTGGATTTATCTTTGTTCCCGCCCATAGCCGTCTTGATGCCCTTGACGGCATTGGCTTGCTGCTTGCCCGTGAGTTGCTTGCCACGGGTGTGTCCGCTCAACATGGACGACAGTTGCGAACCACGCTTGGCAACATATGCGTCTTTCGTCTTCTTGCTCAATTCGTCAATCTGCTCGGCTTCTTCCTTCACAGGCTTTCGCTTGCCCTTCACTACCTTGCCGCCGCGACCGTACAGTTTGGGCGAATCGTATTCCTTTGTGTCACGCGCAATCAGGCGGCGAGAAGCAGCATCGTGCTTGGCTTCCTGCTTGCGTCCACGCTCACCAGCCTTGCCCGTCTTGGTCATCTTGGCTTCGTAGCCGCGTTGAGCCTTGGCTTCGGCACGCTGAATCGCGTGTTCCATGTCGCGCTGACGAGCAGGAGTCTGTGCCATCTCGTCCAGTTCGGCTTCCTCCTTCATCGCGCTCTTCAGTTTCTTCAGTTTCTTGCCCTGCTTCACCACTTGCTGTGCAAGGGCTTCCTGACCCTTTCCTTCGTCAAGGCTGTCGCCTTCATGCTCCACGCCCTCTGGCATGACTGCAATCTGTGGCTGTAGTTTGGCGTTCACGCGGTAGAAGCCGTCTTCGGCAGGCTCCACGGTCACCACAAGCGCAAACTCCTTCATGCCAGCATTGGGATTAGCCTTGCCGTCAAAGCGGATGTTTCCGCCCATGCCATCAACGCCGTCTACGCGACCGTACAGGGTGGCGTTCAGCGTGAATGTGCCAGTGGGATTGCTCTGCCACATCCACGGAGTCCACGGGAAGTCGATCATAAAGAGATTGAGGCGTGTGCGGATCTTGATCATGGCTTCAGCAGTGTGCTGATAGGTGTAGCGACCAAGAGCAGCGAGAACACCGTTGATCTTCTGAATGGTGTCCGCATCCTGCTTTACTGCACCAACATCGGTGTCAATGCCGCGATTGGGATAGCCCGTGAGGGTTTCCTTGTACTCGCTCTCGTTCAGTTCGCTGCGGAATGCCTTGAATCTCTTGTGTTCGCTCATGTGGTTTCCTTTTTATCTTTCTTTTGTCCCTGCTCACTCTCTAGTTTGTAGCGCAGTTCTCTCGCCCTCTTACGCATTTCTGCATTCTGTTGAATGGTGTTCTTGTTCATCTGTGTGGAGCCTTCGGCAATCTCCTTGGAGAAAACAGAAAAGGTCTTGCCTTCGCTGACACTCTTCCATCCGCCACCCTGCTCATTGTACCACTTCACTGCCCAACCGTTGGCGTAGGCAGACGGATACACATCAAACTTGGCGCGAGCCTTGGCTTTGGCGCGTGACCACAGTTCAGGCTTCGTGGGCTTGTTCTTCTCCATGAGTGCTTGCGCGTCCTCGCAGAACCAGAACAGATCCATGCCTTCCTGCGTGGGAACATCAAACGACTCTTCAACGGTTTCCTTGCCGAGCGTAGCCTTGAACGCATTGAACAGCACAGGCGAACCCGTGATCTTGCTCACCATTGAGTCGAGCATGGTAATCATCATGTCTCGGTATACCTTGGACGCGCCCATGCTCTTGGCTTTGGCGGGAGACTCCAATGCGCGGCGAGCAGCGAGTACATCCTTCTTCTTCACTAGTCCGCTGCGGAGGAGAGTCTTCGTGCGCTCACCAGCAACGCTTTCGATGACTGTGGTGGGTTCCTTTGCAAGGGACGAACGAATGGCGGTGTACAAGGTCTTGTTGTTCAGTACACGGTCTACAACATCCATGAGGATTTCCTGCATAAGCAGACGGTACGCAGGGTTCTTCATTGCACGATCAGGATCGGCAAACAGGGTCATGGCGCGGCGAACATTGTTCTTCGACACCAACCCCATGCGGAGCAGGGTATTCAGTTTAGATGCGATGGCAGGGGTTTTGCCCATTGGTTCCATAGTAGTCTCCTGTTGTCCCTTTATTTAGATTTTTTCAGATGGCTCGTCATACGGGGGGCGTTGCCTTTTCCGCTGCGATCTGTTTCAGGTTCCACCCGCCTTTTTTGAATCACGGCGCGTTTCCTCTCTTTTGGAGTCATCTCACCCACCGTTTCGGGGGTTTCGCTGCTGACTTTGTGGAGGGGACGGCACTTTGGGTACTTGCCCTTGGAGGTGTCAGAGCGACCACACGGGGGATACTGTCCAGTTTTGGGGTCTTTCCGCCCACCAATGTTCACCCATTTCTCCTTGAACCACCGCGACAAGTCCTCGTCTATTTTACAAGGCGGTGTGGGGAATATTTTGTTGTGCTTGGAGAACCCACCCGTCTGACCAGGCGTTGGAGGTCGCCGCTTGTACTTGTCGCTCTCCATGAGGCGTATAGCCGCAGCCGAGTACAGGTCTTGGAAGTCAAAGCCTTCCTTCATCGTCTTCTTGCGCTTTGCAGGAGCAGCCGCCATGCCTCGTTGCAAGTCCTTGAACAGGGCAACCACATCCCGTTGGTTTGCACGGCGAGGCATACCGCTCTTGAATGTCGCCATGTCGTTTGCTGCCACGGCTGCGCGGAGTTTGGACGCGCTCATGCCCTGCACACCCTTTGCGTCCTCGTTGCGCTTGCCTGCGCTCACGATGTTCAGCGACTTCAGTTTCAGCGGCTCGGTAGCCGTGGGCTTCATCATGTCCTTGAACGCCTCGTATGCTCCCTCACGGTCTTGACCACCAACCAACAGCACATGATCGTATCCCTTGTCCGCAAGCCAGAACAGCATATCCACGGGATTCTTGATCTTTGCGTTGTCGATGAAGTTGCCTTCGGGAAAGAACTTTTTCAGATATCCGAACTTCTGTTTTGGAGAGAGCGGATTCTTTTTGGGATCATTGGTGCGACTACTGAACATGGCGTGTTCTGCGCCGTGCTTCTTGGCAGTCTCCACCACTGTGTCAACGAGCAGTTGGTGTCCAGAAGTAGGTGGCTGAAAGCGACCGAATGCAACCACGATGGTTTTGCCTGGTCGCGCAGACTGAGATTTACCTCTAACCTGTTTTGCCACGGGGATCACCTCCGATATTGCACTTCAGACACCAACTGCTCGTTACTCTTTTTTCCAAGTCTTCTCTACAGTGAAGTTACTGCGCGAGAAATCAAGGCGGTCTACTAGTTTGACGGCTGCGTTGCTCATGCGGTCGATTGCCACATAGCCTTCGGGAGCGGTAACACGGTATCCCTTGCCGTCCTTTACAAATGTTCCCATCCCACTCTTGAGTGAAGACAGTTTGCTGACGATGCTCATCTTCAGCACGGTCAACGAATTATGTAGGGCGAAAATCTGATTGATCTGGTTGCGATTCCGCTTGATCCAATCCATGCTTGGAGTGGTCTTTGTGCTTGGCTTCTTTCGCGCAGTCTGTGCTTTCTGTGCCATCATTGCCAGCAACTGATTCACATCTGCGTGACCGCTGCCCATGTTTGCACGAACAAGTCCGTTGATGTAGGTCTTGATGGCGATCTTCACGCCTTCGTTCTTGGCAATACCGTTCATCGTGGTCTTCAGTGCAGCGGCTTGCTGTGTCAGGGTGTCGATGCTGCGCTCTACCGCTTGACGATCACGCGCAGAGAACAATCCGCTGCCATCTGCCACACGCAGAGTTGCGTTGTCGAACCACACATCGCGGGTCTTCTTTAGATACGAAATGTCGGGATTGAATCTTGCAGTCATCGTCTGCAACGAGTCGCCCTCGTATGCTGTGTGGAACACAATTCCGATCTTTGCAGCGGCAATCCGCTTGCCGAGTTCGCTCTTTGGATCAACCGCGTATGTGATTGTGTTTGCGCGGAATGTCAGATACCGATTGCCGTCAATCGTTTCACGCTGCACTGTTTCGCTGTCGAACAGCAGATCGCCTTGCAGCACTCCACGAATTCCTAGTTTGGAGAAATGCTTTAGTGCAAGTTTGAGTTTAGCATTCAGTCCATCTGCGGGGTGGTTCGCATCAATGTCGGCGTTCGTGAAGTTCAGTTTAGGTGTCACATTGAACACACTCTTCGTGCCAACAAAAAATCGACCGCTGCCTGGGTCGATTCCGCAGATGATGGCGGGTGCGCCGTCCCACTTCACGGTGATGTCGTATGTGCTTGGCTCGTTTGCTCCGAATACATCAAGCACTCCACGGATAGCAGAAACCGCACGGCTGAATCCTGCGTAGCCACCATTCAGTATTTCGTCTTCAAGATGCTCCAAATGGACATTCTTGCCACTTTTTGATTTGAAGGCTTCCGTGAGATGTTCCGTGAATCTGATCAATGCAGTCCTCCGCTTCCGTATTTAGGAAATTTGGACTGCCTGTTCCTCGCGGTATGTGCGAATTGCGTCCACCAAATCAGCAATGTACTCGCGGGGATCGGCTGTGAACACCTGTGAACCACCGTCTTCCACACCGATCAGAATGGCAATATTTCGCAGTTCTTGACCCGTGCGATCCTGCCACATGAGAGAATACGCGGTGGCTTGCATGAAATAGTCCTGAATGGCATCCTCGGACTTCGGATAATTGGAAGACTTGAAGTCGATGACTGACGGTACACCATCAAACTCCCCGATGCAGTCCGTCCTACCAGCGAGTCCCACTTTTTTAGACCATAGCGGTACTTCGATGGCGTATATCTTGCCGATGCGGTCAATATCTTCCCGCATGGATGCAAACAGATCCGCCTCACTTGTTCCCTCCGCTTCAGCGAGCGTAGTTGGCGTAAGACTGTTGCGGAGATAGGTTTCAATAAGTGCGTGTAGTTTGGTGCCACGGGACAGTACTCGCTTGGATTCTTCAGGATTTTCACGCCGCCACTTTGCAAAAAATGCACGCTTCTTCCATCCTGTAACCGTAGTCACGGACGGAAGAATGCCGTCAGGAGTTCGGTATCTCCTGCCGTTTGGGGTTTCAACGCTTTCAATTTGGTCGTTCAGGCTCACGAACGCATGATCAAATGTTTTCATTTCACTCTTCTGGCTTTTCTTCCACTTCCTGCGCGCCTTCGGGAAGTCCATTGGACTCTTCGGGCTTCGGTGTGTTCGTGGGAGTCTGATTGCGATTCTGCCAACGGTTGGCGGCTTGCCACTCGGGGTTGTTCTGTTGGTTCTGCTTGATCCAAGCAAGATACTGTCTCATGTTTGTCATAGTGTTCTCCTCTAGTATGTATCGTCCTCATCGGACTGTTCCAATTTCCCATTTAGTATTTCAGAGCAATCAGTCAGGAACTGTTCTGATGCTTCGGTATAAACCGAAGCCTGTTTTGAAAACTCTGTGAACACAGCCGCCGTGAACGGATGCGAGGCTCCATATTTCACCAGTGCTGGCAGGACGATTCCCACCACAGCCTCTTGTATGTACGAATATTTCGTGTCGAATCGAAACGATTCGCACTGCTGCTGCCGCATCAAGTCTTCTGCCACTTGAGAAAACGCCTCACGATCCCGCTCTGGTAGACTGTCGATTTGTGCTGTTGCGGATTCCACAAGTGTACGCAGACAACCCACCGAGCAGTTTCGCATGGAATAGTCGCACTCTTCTTTGATGGACAGGAACTCGAACGGCGTGGTGTTTTCGCGTATGCGCTTCACCACATCGTAGTAACCGAACAGCCGTATCTCCTCGCCTTCCACTCGCACAAAGTCCACATTCTGCATCGCATATGAAAGACTGCATACTCGCTCAAGCAGTTTGCGTGAGCCGAATGCTTTTGCGTATACTGTCTGTTCATTCTGTGTCCAACATCGAAACAGGTCGCCCATCTTTGGACGAAAACGAACGGCTGTGTCCTTTGACTTCATCAGCAACACCGAGGGTTCGTGCTTTTCCAACAGCGAACCCACCACAGCAGATACTAGATCAGGTGATGACCCTTTGCCGATGCTGCACTGCATGGACAGGGGACGGATTTGATTAGACAGTTGGTAGGTGAGCGAACAAAAGCCCTCTGTGCAGTTCACGCGAACCGACCCACCACTGTCGGTTGTATCATGCTCAATCATGTTTTACTTCTTCTTTCTTGGTCGCAATCCGAATGTGAGTCTCTTTCGCAGGGACAGTTTACGCTTGCGCTTGGCTTGCGCCCGCTTACCACGGGTCTTTCGTGCGGTGCGCTTTGCCGTGAGTTTCATCTTGCGTAGTTGAGAAGCGGGACGCTTCACGCACACTCTTGCACCCTTCTTCTTGAAGCCTGGAGCGCACTTGAAGATGATTCGCTTCTTGCCTTTGCGTACCACTATCTTACGCTTCGCAGCGACCTCGTTCAACATCTGACTCTCTACTTCAAACTCTTCATCAATTTCTTCATTCTCTTCCACTTCAACGGTGATCTCTGCTTCCTCCACAGGATCAAGAATGTAGATCACGCCGTCCTTCTCTTCCCATTCGATGCCTTCCTGTTCCAAATAGTCCACGACATCCTCATGGGAGAAGTTGGGCATATCAAGCACGATCTTCTCTTCGGTGAGTTCGGCATCGAACTCCTCAAAGATTATTCTTTGCAGGGAGCAGAATGCGTGGTCGCGTAGGTCTTTGAATGGTTTCATATTTGAACACCTATCCTGTCGGATGCGCGTGTGTATCCGTTTTTGCTGCGGAGAAACACTGTTGCCTTCAGTTCTTCAGGCGTGTCTCCAATGAGATCGAAATCTGGAATGCCAGTATTATCTATGGCGAACTTGATGTAGTAAACCTGTTCGTCCACCGCATCACGGAATAGTTTGGTAAAATCGAGTTTCGGTGTCTTCGACAGCGCACCTATGGCTTTTTCACACTCGTACATTATTTCGTTTGCTGTGGGCGTCTTCTTTGTCTTCAAGTACGCATTTCCTGAAATGAACTTTGCAAACAAAGCCTTGTCGTATGCGGTGGAAGAACCACCCTTTACCTTTTTCACGAAATCATCAGCAGCCTTTTGTGATATGCCGCCGAACTCTTTGAATCCTTCACCGTTCAGATATGCAGCGGCAAGGACTGGTCCGTGCAGTATGCTTGCTGCACCCAATATCTCAAGAACCTTGTATTGTGTGGTTCTGCTCCACTTTGTTTTCTTTGAAGGAACTTTGTTGATGAGGTTGATGATGTCTGCTGGCTTCACCACATTAGATGTGGTTCCCGACTTTGCAGAGATCACATACTTGCGCTTCTTCGCTGTGTTGATCACAGCGTAATCCATCAGCGGCTCGTTTGGACGAGCAGGAATGTACACTGCCGTGTTTGCTTCGGATAGACCACCGATGAGTTTGCCGCTCAATACACCAAACGGTCCAGCCACCTCTCCGAAATCCTTCACGATGTCTGCTGTCGGAACCGATGCAGCAGCCTTGTAGGTTTTCTGAACCGCTGCTTTGTTTTTTGCAGACGGATCATCTGCGTATTCAATCAGAGCAGACAGATAAGCACGAACATCGCCTTTGAGGTCTTTTCGTTCTTCAATGTTTTCGCGTATGAGTTTGGCATAACTCTTGAACGGATACTCTTGATCCTTTACACCAAATGCCTGTGGCTTCAGACTTGCGGCTGTGCTTGATCGAACACCAGGTTTTGCAATCTTGTCAAACTCGACACGGACAACTTTTTTAGTCTTTACAACTTTGACCGTAGGTTTTTTCTCAAAAGCCTTCGTGGTGATGAACACGATCTCGGTTCCCACATCAAGGCTACCGATTTCCCTTTCGGTTTCAACATCAAAAATCTTGGACTGCTTCTTCAGAACGGTTTCAATGTTCTTGCCCGTGTTGAAGTATTTTGCCCAAGCAGCCTTGCCTGTGGTTGCCAAGAGTCACCTCACTTCATTTTAGACCAAGCAGCCTTACCTTGAGCAGCACGCTTGTTGATTGCAGCATCCTTTGCAGCCATGACTTTCTTGCGCTGCTCTGCATCAAACTTCGCCAGTTCGTCCTTCGTGAGTTTGCGAATTTCGTTGATCACGATCCGACCCACATCGGTAAAGTCTTCGCTCTCCCAGATCATGTCGTTACCAGCGTCAAGCACGGCTTTGCGCGTTTTCTTGTTCAGCACCTGAAGACCCGTGCCTGCGGCATACAGTTCCACCTCCGTGGTTCCGACCATGAACACCACATCTCCCATCTTCATAACCTTCTTCACCTTGATGGTGGCTTCCTTGCCGCCCTTCTTGCCGTAGATTTCGAATGTGGTTCCCACGGGCTTCATCTCTACGGTGTCGATCAGGTCTTGAGCGGTAGCAATGTTCTGCTGAACGGTTTGCTGCGTCTTCTGCCAGCCCGCACTAGCCTTGTCCTGCTGTTTTGCGGTCTTCAGTAGGTTTCCTGCCGCATCAGTTTTGCGAGGCTTCGACTTCAGTGCGCCAGCGTAGTACTGCGGATCATCGGTGTCGATCTGCATTCCCGAGCGGAAGGTTCCGAGTGCGGGAGTTCTGTCGAACTTGCGCTTTGCCGCCTCGTTGAGGTCGAACATGGGAACCATGAAATCTTCGTAGCCCATGTCTTTGATGTGCTGCGCTGCCTTCTTCAGTGTTCCAAAGATGCCAGGCTTTACACGGTGGTTTCTAAGAATGCTAGTAATAAGTTCTACACTGTTGCCGCCTAGAACAGAACGATATGCAGGAGGTATCTCGCCTTCAAGCGCGCGTCCAAAAGCAGCGTACTTTCGGTATCTGTAGATTTCTTGTACTGCTTCTTTGGGCAGTGATTCGTACCAGTCTTCCATTGCTGCCTTGACTGCGCCTTCGTCAAGACGAGTCTGCGCTGATTCGTGAAGTGACTGCACGATACGACCGAAACGACCGCTTCCAAACTTGCTCATAGTCCATTCCTTCTGTGTTGGTTTCTTCTCTGGAATTGTTTCGCCGCCTCGTGTCTGACTCAGCAGCCCGATGTCTTTCTGAAACTTGTTCGAGAACTTAATGATCTCTTCAACAGGCACGGACTTACCGCTCTTCGTGATGGTACGGGTCTTCATGGTTGCGTTTGCACCCGCTCCGTTTGCGATATCCATCGCTACCTGTGCTGCCCAACGGTGGTGACCATCAATCACATAGCCATCGCTCACATAGATGGGTTCAAGCAGACGCGCTGCTGCCTTGCCGTAGTTCTGCGGATCGCTCTGTGCAGCAGCAAGCGTACCGTACATTCCCGCAATCTTCTCGCCCTTCAGTTGTCCTTGAATGGGCTTCAGCGAGGTCACGCTCACCTCTTCGTCCGCGATCTCGTAGCCTGCGTCTTCGAGTGCCTTGCGGAACTCGCGCTCCATGTTCACCTCGGACTTCAGGTCTTCTGTTGTGACCTGATCAGGAGAGGTGTAGCCCTTGCCGCGCATGAGCGCAATGAACGCAGGCGAATCCGTGCGTGACGGATCAACCTGTGACGAGAACTGCGGCATCTGATCGCGTGGAATGCCTTTGCTGACCTTTTCCTTTGTCTTCGGATCAAAGCACAGACCAAGGTGGGCAAACACTTCCGAACACAACTCAAAGTCGTATGCCGCTTCTCCACGCATGGCAGAAAGAGCGGCGTGATTCATTTCCTCCACGAACCGCTGCTCCGCAGAGGCATCACCAAACACAGACTCTGCATCAGTCTGCGGTCCGTCTAATTCGCCAGCCTTCACCGCCTTTGCAACCACATTCGCCTTGCGGATGTCTGTCTTCGCCTTGGCTTTCTCTGTAGCCTTTGGATCAAGTTTGATATGGGGGTCAAACTCGGTCTTTGGATTGGCTTTGCCTACTTCTGGGTGTTCTTCGGTTTCCGCTGCACCTGTTTCGCTACTTTGCGGTTGTGCTTGACGCTGCGTATCAGTGGTTGGCGTTTGCGCTTTAGAGGCGGCTCCTGTGGATTGAGGAGCGGGTCTGACTGCTGCGGCTGTTGCGGGTTTTGCATTCGCTGGCTTTCCTCCTGCGGTTTGCTGAACTTCGTAACCGTCACGATCCAATTCAACGGGAACAGATGTGTCGCCTGGCTTTTCGACACGACCAGCAGGCTTGAACTGCCCACCGACCCATGCCTTGGCGTTTTCTTCCGAATCAAAATAGTCTACCACTCCATCCTTGTTCTTTGCGCCGAAAGAACCACTGGCAGTCTTCCAGACCTCTCCGCTCTTGTGTGCGGGTTGTGAGGATGGCTTCTTCTCCGCAGGCTTCGTGGGCTTGGTGGCGGTCTGCACCTCAAAGATCACGGTGCGTAGGCTCTTGTATGGTTCTAGTTCTTCCATGTCAGACTCCGTAACTGCGTGTAATTGCTGTGATCTTGTCGATCTGTGCCGCAATCTTCTCGCTGCGATTGGGCCAGTGAATGTATTCCTTCTCGGGATTCTTCATAAGATTAGTTAGGAGAGGAAGAATCATCCGCTCAAGGGTCTGGAGTTTTTCTTTGCACTCGTCCCGCGTAGCGTTCGTCCGTTCCTCTACCTCATTCAGCACCGAGGACAGGCTTTCGCCTTGTGACTGCACTGCGGCATTCAGTTCGTGCAGTTCCATGTTCAGCACACGGTCAATTTTTTCTTCCACGCGAGTCATCTGCGTGGGTGACACTGGCTTCATGGCAATCACAGCAGCCTTCAGTTCAGCAATCTGTGCAGTGATCGCTGCAATCGCATCAGGAGAAACAGACGGAGCGGGAGGAGTTGGGGGCGTTGCCGCTAATCCCAACTCCTCCTCGTCTACCGCTGTAAAGCCAAAATCGAACTCTTCTGACATACTAATTCCTGTTAGTAAGCAATATCAGAATATTCCAAACAACGGCGAACAAGCAATTCACCCAAATAAGCATAACCACCAGTGTCGCCTGGGAAAAGGTGAACAGTCAATCCATCATTCGCAATCATGTTTGTTCCACCACTAAATGAATTTCCAGCAGACAAACCACCAAATGTTATACCATTCAACCCTAGTTTTGTAATGTCTACAAACAGGACATTTGAGTAGGGCGATACGGTGTTGTTGTCTGATGGTGTAGTCGCATAGGTGACTCCCGAAACTCGCATTTGATCCAGGTTTCCATCTCCATCCTGTGTCGGATGAGTAACAGTGATCACGAAAGCAAGATCGTTTTCTGGATATCCAAGAGAGTCCCATGCTTGTTTGCAGGTCAGTATCATTCTAGAAAGATGATTTCCATAGACAGAAACTGCTGTGCTTTCTCCTAATTGAGAAACATCATTTACACCACTAGTCAGGAAAACTATTACATTTCCCGAACCGCCCGCTTCCATCTGGCGATTACGAGTTTCTTCAAACACAGTCTTTAGTCCGCTGTTACCATTTGATGATTCGGTTGCCCATGCAGCAAATCGTTCAGCCAGTCCACCAGTGGTAGCACCTCCATCTCCATGTATGGGGGTAATAGCCCAACCCTTTTTATTGCAATGAACTGATTCAAGATAAACTGCGAATGGTCCAGCGGCGCGCCTTGCAAATCCACTCTGATTGTTGTTCCAATTGTATCCTATTGTTACTCCATAACGAGTAGAATCACTTCTCCATACTAGTTTTGATACTGTTATTCCTGTGACACCATTCAATCCAGCAAAAGCAGATAGAGTTCCACCTCTATTTACAGAACTGCTGCAATCTGGGAAATATGTTGCTCCGTGTGTAGCAACAGGGTATCCTGTAAAAGGAAGGTTTGCGATACCACTAGATCCGCAATATCCAGCAGACACACCACCAATCCAAGCCACCAACTGTGCTGCGGATGCTCCATTTCCTGGAAGCAAAGTGTGTACTATGCGATATGAAAGAGTGGAACCAGTGTCTAGTCCGAAGCCCATTCCGTTTGAAGAATTTCCTGGACGGAACTCAGCGATCTCGTTGATATCGTTGTATGCAAAAGTTCTACCTTCACCAGGAAGCCATATCGGAGTTGGCTTGTAGTCCTGTTGATCACCTAATCTTACATCTTGGAAATCGTAACCAAATCCAACGAAAGAGTTTCTGGTGTCCCACCAGGATCTAATTTGTTCGGGAGCGTTGTATATTTCGTCCATCGTGTGACCAACTTGGTCTGCACGACCCACCATACCCAAAGATCCTGTTTGTCTGTATCCAGCAGAAGCAAAAAGACTAGCGTTGGGGGAACCAGAAATTCCTCTTGATGCTCCTGGAAGGTGTAACGAAGTAGCATACATTCCAGCCGATGTTCCGTTTACCAAACCTCGGGCTAAACCTTTAGAATATCCGTAAGCACCTGGACTCATGGCATTAGAGTCACCGATCACATGAATATCAACACTATCAAGCCCTGCTTTCAGTCTAGCCAACATTACAAGTGGAGTAGCAGATCCATACAACCCGTTTGGCAAAGAAGCATCGTTACGAACAATCAATTGATCATTCGTGGTAGCGGTGATTCCCAACCCTAGATCAACAAGACTAAAACTAAAAGCATTAGCATTCTCGTTGCCTAGATTGTCGATATTAATCTTCTTTCCCGCAATTCGATTCTGTAGAACGCTTACAGGAATTCCGCCAGTACCACCTCCACCCGTCCACCCGCTTGCGCCAAACTTTTGCGCCATGCGAGTAGCCACACGCGAGAGCCTGTCTTGTAAGGCTTTCTTGTCATTGGGTAGAGCCATGTTGTTTTTCTCCTGTTTTTTATCTCAAGAAACAGTTCCAGTTGAACCGATTGCACCACCGAAGAACACGCAAGCAGTGAATCCACCGTTGATAGCGGTTCCTGATCGGAATGACTCAAATGTGGTGCCTGCTTGTGCAGTCGCGCCATCAGAACCGTCACGCACAAATCTGTGAAGATAGATTCCCACTGTGGTTCCTGCGAGAGGACCAAAAACGACTCCACCGATTCCACGGGTCAGACCAGTGGGGTTCTGCAAAGCAGCGGTGAGCGATCCATTTCCCGCTCCAAGCACGCCAGCCACATTCGTGGTGGTGCCTGCCTGTCCGAAAGCAGGGAACACGGCGGCTGTAGTGATGCCAGTGATGCCGAATCCTAGTTCCCGTGCGTGATTTTCGATAAACACTGCACCCGTATATCCTGCCAGTGAAGCACCAGTCTGGTGTACTGCTGAAAGAATGGATGCCAGTTTGAGTGCCTTTGCGAGTTCGGGTGAGCCTGCTGTGAATGCCATAAGAGTTCTCCTTGTAAGCGGTTTTGGCTTGTACCATTATTTAGTAACGCCAGCGGGTTGCCGTTGGCATTCTATTTTTCATTTGCGCCACTTGTTGTTGTCCTTTGACCTGTTGGTGTGCCGAGCCACCAATCGCAGGTTGGACGGACGCGAATCCAGTGCGTTTCCGTTCTTGTGGTCAATCTCTTTGCCGTCATTCGAGCGACCTTCACGACCCATGCGCCGAAGCACACGCTTTCGCGCAGTCTTCTTCTTCATGGCGCGGCGTTGCTTTGGAGTGGGATTGTCGCCACCGTACATTTTTGCGTATTCGGCTTTGTAGTCCCGCTCCTCATGCACTCCCTGCTTGGACTTGTATTTCACCAATCGGGTGCGAAGTTTGATGTGGGGGAATTCAGATTTCAGTGTGTTCGCATACTGAATGTTCTTTGCGTTGTCATCAAAAAACTCAATGTCGTTGTAGCCCTGTTCGATTGCGTTAACCAACCAGTCACGCTTTCGCTGTGCAATGGATGTGTGCGTGGCATCCGCGTGACCCACCGTGAACACGGGAATGGTGATACCGATAGTCTTCAACCAACGCTGCACCGCTGCTCCGTCTGCGCGTCCCGTGAGGATCACGGTGTCCTTGCCCTGTGCAAGAACCTGACGCAGCACCTTCAGCACTGCACCAATAGGTCGCGGATCAATCACCTCATTCGCTGCACTGAAATCGTATGACTCGCCTGGTTGCAAGATGTAGTCTCGGAACCGCATAGAGGTGAGGTCGCGCACACGCTTGCCGTCACGCACCAATCCCACAGGCGCGTTCGTGTGTACGAGCGTGTCATCAAAGTCAAATACACGGAGAGCCTTGCGCTTGGCGGAAGCAGCAACAGCCTCTGCCAGTTTAGCCGTGGTCACGGTGCGCTGATCTTCGGGACGGAATTGACGATTTATGGTTGAACGATTCACAATCTTGTAGCCGTACTCCTTGCCGAACCGTTGCATGAGTGCAGTGTACACCGCATCGCGCTTGCCTTCGGTTGTTTTGGAAATCATGTCAAACTGCTTCGGCAACTCACCCCACGCTTCGGTATGCCACTTAAGAAACAGTTTCACTGCTGCAACCACCGTTGCCAAGATGCGATAAGGTTTTCCTGCGTGAGTGAGTTCATGTGAGCCGTCAAGCGTGAAGTTGATTTCCCATCCCTTGCCGATGTTCGTGATGTCAATCATCAAGTCCTTGCCACCATCAACTTGGGCATGGTATGTGATTTCCAATGTGGCAATACCGCTTCCGAGCCGCTTGTACTCGCGCACAGGGTACGGACGCTCGAAAAGTTCGACCAGATAAGAGCGGAAGTCTATCATACGGCTTTACGCTTCACCTTTCCGTGGAGTTGACGCGAGAACTTCGCGGAGCGGTAGTCCACCTCTTTGTCTGAAGTTGTGCTGTAGCCGCCCTTGATGAACGGATCAGCGTATGTCATCTGGCTTCCGCCTGTGCGAACAGACAGAATGAGATTCGTGACTTCAACGGTATCGCCCAAGCGAATGGGCGGCAGCGATTCCTTCGTCTTTGTGCTGCCGATGTAGCCCATGAGCATCCAGCCTTCATCTGTCTGAATGCGAACGCGCCATCGCCACACGCTCATCTTCGCATCATACGCTTTCTGACCAGGAGAAGCCTGTCCTGCTGCGTATCCCTCCCGATCACCGATGGAGGAGCGTATTCTGATGTAACTCTTCGTCTTCACTGGCACACCGTACATGGGATACAATTGCACGATCTTGCCGCTGATGCTGAATGGGTGCTTGAAATACTCGGGCTTCGGCTTCGGGCGGTCGCCGTGTTCCATGCCCTCGCAGAGGTGATCGGTGAACGATTTCATAGTTCAATCGCTCCTTCTGCATCGCGGTCAATGATCGTGTAGCCCTTGAACATTCGTGACAGCGTGGACGCAACGCGACCCTTGCCCCGTTGCAGTGCGCGTTGTGCGAGTATGCTGTCGGTTGCACCAGAGATCATGGTGATGGTCTTGCGAATGCGGTCAATGCGTCCTTGGTACTGCGTCATGCCGTGGAAGCGGGGCAGGCTCTCGCGCTTGTACTCGGGAATCTCGTCATGGATCACATCACCCGCGTGTTGATCGGGAGGAATCTCCCAAATCACCACATTGCCCTTCTTGTCCACCCACCACAGCAGCGGCAGGAGATCGCGTGATGTTTCGGTGGCACTCATCCCCCACTTCTGAAGCAGCCACGGCATGGGATTGTCGTGTCCAATGTCGGTGTAGTTGATCCATGTGACACCGTTGTGAGTAAACTCTTTTTTCAGTGCCTGTACAGTTTTAGGATCAGACTTCACCTTGCCCGCTCGCTTAACGAGTGGCTTGCGTGCAAGCACGGCTTCGCGGAGATGGTCGCGGAACGACCTCATGCGGTCTGCCATTCCCGTGGACGAGTCCACTTGTACACCTCGGTGCCTCGCGCACCGCCCACGCGAATCACCTCCACCATGCCGTCCGCGCTGTTGAGCGTGGCAGGAGCGCGGCTGATCTCGCGGAGTGCTGCGCGGATGGAGGTGTTGTTCATGCCCTCAAGGGTGGGCGATCCTCCGAATCTGCCGCCGCTGTACACCTTCAGCCATCCCTTGCTGTACGCCAGACGCTGCACCTCGTAGGCAAGATCAATGCTGCCGTTCAGAATCGCGGCGCGGGTAAAGTCCTCATCGTAGGGATAGTCCGTGCCTTCGCTGTCGTAGTACTTTCGGTTCAGCGAGTTCAGGTACTGCGCTTCCGCTGCCAACGCCCTGTTCAGTTCAGCGGTGGAGATGCCGAACCGCTTCGGGTCTTTCACGATCTGCGTCACATGGAACTGCGGTTGCAGGTCTTCGGAGTGGGAGAAGGTGAACCACCCCCGCTGCGGATGCCACCAGCCTGGCGTGTTGCCGCCACCCATCCACGGGAACCCTTTGCGACCGCTCTTGCGCCGTGCTGCTGCCATCGCAAGGGCAGCGGCGCGAGCCATGACAGCACCGTACTTGCGCGCCTGGCGGCGATCCCATGCACGATCCGCTGCGGTCGGTGTGTACCGCTCGGTGGGCGGGAAGTACGCATTGGGGTTGTCCTCAATGGCAAGACGCTCGGAGATGTACTGGCGGAATCCCTTCATGCCCTTATTTAGCCTGAAGAAAAACCCCCTTGCGGGGGTTTGGGATCACTGCCCTTTGAGGAATTTTCCTATGGTCTTATGGAGCCGCTTGTGGGCGGCTTCTCCTGCCGCACCTGGCTTGTCCTGTAGGTCTTCGGCATTGGCGGCTTTCAGCCGTGCCAGTGCTGCCCGCTCACACGCGGAGGCTTCCTCTAGAGCGTGTCCTGCACCCTTCGACCGCAGAATCCCACGGATGTCTGCCAGTTCACGGGAGGCATCCCGATCACCCTTCAGTACCAACGCCTCGTACTTCTTCTTTAGTTCACGCAGACGGGTGGTGCTTAACTTTTCCAATTGGGCGCGGGTGTGGGATTCGGCTACGGCTACCTTGCCACCGTACTTGCCACCTTTGGGGTCGGTCGCCTTCGGCTCGCCCTTCGGGGTCTTCTTGCCTTTTGGAGCAACAATTTCAGAGATGGTGCGGGTCAGATCGGGATTGGGGTCTACGCGGAATGGGTTCATCGGGGTTTCTCCTGTTGTGAAATTATGTAGCCTTCCAGAGGGGTAGATGCAGAGGAGATGCGTAGCAAACGATTAAAGAACGCTCGCCGTTTACCACATGAGGCACACTCGGGAATGCCTAGAGCGTGTGTAATGGATGAAATTGCATCGCCTAGACCGAAACCCGCACTGGTGCAGCCAGAATGAGGATTTGGGAGAATATTTGAGAATGTAGCCCCACTTTGCGACACTACGCCCCACCTTTCGTATGCTGTGGAATAATAGGGTTGTGCGTGTGAATGCGTTTATTGGGGTCCGTACTTGCGACCACGCAGAGAGGCAGCGCGTTCCATATTTTCCCGCGCACTCTTCGGTAGACCACGCCCCATCTTCCGCGCCAATTCTTTGAAGTCTGCGCCTGGTCCCACCGTGGCATCCGCACCTGTCACAGGCAGAGAGATACCGCGCACCACTTTGCGCTTCCTGCACTGTGGGCAGGGCGCAGCACACGGTAGGTCACGGTCTGCGATTTTCTGAATGTCTTCGAAAGCGTGTTGACACGCACGGCACTGGTACTCATAGGTGGGCATAGTGTAGTCTCCTACACCTATGTATGGCTACGCAATCAGCACTCCCGTGCAAGTTTCTTCATGTACTTGCGGTGTTCCTTCAGCAGTACACGGCGTGGAATAGGCAATTTAAACTTTCTGCACAGTTCTAGTGCCTCGGCTTCGGTCTGTACTTCTAGTGTCATGTAGTCCCGCTCTCGGTAGATGGGGTCATCCCGCATCCACTGCTGAAAGTGGGCGTACTCATGGGCAAGGGTGTAGAGCCAGTCAGAGGTGCGGCGACCACCGATTGCCACACGCAGTTCGCCTTGGTGTCCGCGCTGATGCCACGGTTCCAAGAAATAGCCTTGGCAGCGTTCACCGCCGCCGTTTACTTCGTAGCCACTGGAAAGGGTGAAGCGTACATTACACTTCTTGCATTGTGATCGGATGGTTTTGAGGAAGTGCTGTACTCGCGGGTTTTTGAGGTAAGCCATTGGTAATCCTCCACTTGTATGTTGTCATTGTAGCAGGGGAAATCCGCGAAGAATAGGGGCGGGAACTACTTTAGTTCGCATTCAAAAATTGGTGCTGCTGGGCTGCCTGCGTGCTGGGCGCACGAGTACTCGTGACTGTACCCATTAAGTGCGGTGTTAATGGATTCATTCCGTCCGCTCTCTCGACAGCCTGGACACGCGCAGGTGAGCGCGATTGGAATATTCGGGGCGCGGGAACGGGGCAGACGCGCCCCCCTGCGAGGTTATCGGACCTCGCTGTCCCCGTAACCCCTTATTTGACAAGGATTTACGATTTTCGGCGGGTGACGCTTGCAGAAACGCCTATTTTCCAGTACAATTTAGGCATGGTTCCGACTCTGACTACCGCTCTCCCGACCGCACCTACCGCCGCGAAGTCCATGCTGGCGCGTCTGCTTGCCACTGAAAACATTTCGGTGGTCCACCAGAACATCCCGACCGCGTTCTTTGACCTGAAGACGCGCAGTCTGCACCTCCCGCTGTGGTCGAACGCCAGCGGTGCGCTGTACGATATGCTTGTGGGTCACGAAGTGGCTCACGCCCTGTTCACTCCTGCGGACGGTTGGCGCACCGCGATTGATTCGGTCGCTGCCGCCACGGGTTGCGACAAGGACACTGCGAAGCAGTACCTCAACATCGTTGAGGACGCGCGTATTGAGCGCATGATTCAGGCGAAGTTCCGTGGTCTGAAGTCGGACTTCATCGGTGCGTACAAGACCCTGATGGAGCGCGAGTTCTTTGGCGATATTTCAAAGCCGAACAGCATGATCTTTGCTGACCGCTTCAACCTGCACTTCAAGTGTGGCGTTCACGCTGGCACGGTGATCCGCTTCAGTGCGGAGGAGCAGGAATTTGTGAATCGCGGCGAGACTACCGCTACTTGGGCGGATGTCGTGAGCCTCGCGCAGGACATGATCGTGTGGGCGCAGGAACAGGCGGCGAAGGCGCAGCAGCAGCAGGACGATCAGCAGTCCGTGTCTGCTCCCTCGGACGAGGGCGATGAGGACGGCGAAGACGGCGAGGGCGTGGATGCCGAAGGCGAGACTGGTGAGCCGCAGGAGAGCGATGCCGAAGCCAACAACGGCAAGGGCAAGGGTGACGAGTCGAAGTCGGACTCGCAGGAGCAGTCGCAGTCGAAGGGTGACAAGCCCTCGGATTCGCAGGAAGACGGCGAGTCTGCCGCGAAGGGCAACAACGGTAAGCGTGTCGTGAACAACGAGATGCAGAGCAGCATCGCCCCGCAGACGAATCAGAACCTTGAGAAGGCTCTTGAGCAGTTTGCGAAGACGAGTGACGGCGTGGACGAGATCGTGCGCGTGAGCGCGGACAACCTGTCGCAGTCGGCGCGTGTGGTGGACTTCAAGACCGTGCTTTCGGATATGCGTTCGTCTGCCATGAGCCGCTACATGGGTGCGCCTGTCCGCATCTCGGACTACACCACCGCCTCGGTCACGATGGCGACCGCGTTCAACCGCCGCAAGGCTGCTGACAATTGGCGGCGCACCTCGGTGGCGAAGACGGGTTCGCTTGATACCCTCCGCATGAATCAGTACAAGTGGAACGAGGACATCTTCCGCCGCACCACGCGCATCGCTGACGGCAAGAACCACGGCATCGTGATTCTGCTTGACTGGTCGTCCTCCATGAGTCCGATCATGCAGTCCACGATTGGTCAGTTGTTCATCCTCGCGGACTTCTGCCGCAAGGTCGGCGTTCCGTTCGAAGTGTACGCTTTCTCGGATCAGATGTACACGAACGGCAAGGACTACCTCAGCGCGACCGCTGTGCAGGAGCGCGAGGCGGCGTGGGATGCCGATCAGAAGCGGCGCAAGAACGCCCAACTCGTCACCCGCGATGTCACGATGCTGAACTTCCTGTCCTCGCGCATGAACGGTGCGGAGTACGAAGCCGCGAAGACCTGCCTGTGGAACTGGCGTCAGATGGGTACTTGCGACCACCGCTACGCGCTCAACGGTACGCCGACCACTGCGGCTCTCGTTGCTGCTGCTGATCTTGTGGAGTCTTTCGTGAAGCGTACCCGTGTGCAGATCGCGCACACTGTCGTGCTGACGGACGGTGAGCCGACCGACTGCATTGATTTCAACATGGATGCCGTCACTGGCACTACCGCCAACAGCCGCGACTACTCCAAGCGTTCGGCTGTCGTGATCGCTGATCCGCGCACGGGTGCGACCTATGACCTGTCGCGCCTCCGCAAGTACACGAAGGACGAGTACGGCTACCGCAAGTTCGCGGGTTACTTCCAGTTCGGTTCGGAAGGCATTCCCGAAACCGTGCAGTATCCCCACGCGATGATCGCTGCGGACATCATCCGCCGCCGCACTGGCGCGAAGATCCACTGGATCGGTCTGACGCTGCACCGTAGGAACCTTGACCCCTCGCACTACGGCATGGTGTGCAAGGACAACAATTGGAAGCGTGACGGCTTCCTGCGCGGCGATGTTTGGGGTTGGGACTCTGCCATCGTGGTGGATGCCGACCGCTTCCTCCGCGAGGCGAACGGCGAAGTGTCCCGCACCGCGCAGCAGTTCCTTGACAAGGCTGAAGAGCGCATGGACGCTGCCTCCACGAAGGGCGCACTGGCGAAGGCGTTCATGGAAACGCAGATCGCGCAGGGTTCGCTCCGCACGGTGGCGACCCACATCGGTGAATGCCTCGCGGTGTGAAAAACTCCCCATTTTCTGCAAATGGTGTAAATCGTTTAGTTACAAGAGGTTACGGCGGATATTATCGGACGCGCTGTCCCCGCCGCGATTGAAAAAAGCCTAGGAATACAGTACAATGAACCACATGAAGACCGCTTCTTTTACCGTTTCGTCCACTCAGCACTCTTTCATCGCCGCCGTGCGTTCGCACCTTGCGAAGCACGGACTCACTGCGAAGACCACCTGCAATGGGCAGTCGGTGCAGTTCTCGCCGCTGTTCAAGGCGGCTCACGCTGCGGGCTACGCTGCTGTTCCCGCGTGGTGCATGAGCAGCGACCGCAAGGTGGGTCGCGGCGTGTACGCGCTGCCTGAACTCTTTGCGGACGATGCCGCGTTCACGATCACCGAAGTGAAGCGTGGTCGCAAGCCTGGCAGCAAGTCCATGAAGACCGCGAAGCGCGCGGAGTCGAAGGCTGTTGCGGCTCCCGCTCCTGTCGTGACTGCGAACGCTCCTGTCGTTGAGGAGTGCAGCGCGGTCGCTCTGACCGCTGGCACGGACGCGGCTGAACTCGCCCGTACCATCACGCAGGGCGAGAGCGAATCGTTCACTCCCGCCACGGATGACAACTACATTCCGTGGGGCTACCACAACGAGATCAAGTCGATCATCAAGTCGAAGCGGTTCTGCCCCGTGTTCATCACGGGTCTGAGCGGCAACGGCAAGACCACGATGGTGGAGCAGGTGTGCGCCTCGCTGAAGCGCGAGTGTGTGCGCGTGAACTTCACCGCCGCGACCGATGAGGACGAACTGCTCGGTGGCTTCCGTCTGATCGGCGGCGAGACTCGTTTCGTGCCTGGTCCCGTGCTTGTCGCTATGGAGCGCGGTGCGGTGCTGCTCCTTGACGAGATCGACCTCGGCGGTCACCTCATCATGTGCCTTCAGTCGGTGCTTGAGGGCAAGGGCAAGTTCATCCCGAAGATCGGCAAGTATGTGCGTCCTGCGCCTGGCTTCACCGTGGTCGCCACTGCGAACACGAAGGGCAAGGGCAGCGATGACGGTCGTTTCGCTGGCACGAACATCCTCAATGAGGCGTTCCTTGACCGTTTCGCGTTCACCTACGAGCAGGACTACGCTGACCCGAAGATTGAGAAGCGCATTCTCAAGAAGGTCGCGGACGGGCTTGGCGTGAACGATGATGCGTTCCTCGACAATCTCGTTTCGTGGGCGGACATCATCCGCAAGTCGTTCAAGCAGCAGGTGGTGAGCGAGATCATCACCACGCGCCGTCTGCGCGACATCGTGTTCGCGTACTCCGTGTTCGGTGACAAGATGACCGCGATTGAGCGGTGCGTGTCGCGGTTCGACCCGACCACGAAGGAGTCGTTCGTGCAGTTCTACACGAAGGTGGACGCGGACGCGCAGCCGAAGCCCGCTGACGCGACCGATGCCGCCGCGAACACCGCGAAGGCGAACGATCCCAACGCTTGCCCGTTCTGATCGGAGGCACACATGAGTACGCTCGGCGGAATCAAAATCGTCCACACCCCCCAACAGGGGAAAACGCTTCACGAACACAACCAACTCAGGATCAAGTTTCCGAACGGGTACTCTGCAAGTGTGATCTATGGCGCACTTGCGTACAGTACCAACGAGCGCGGTGAGCGTATCACTGCCCCGCTCGGAGACATGGAGTACGCTGGCACTGTAGAGATCGCAATCCACAATCCGCAAAACGATGCCGTCCTGTTCAAGGACGGACAAGAAGTCAAGGGATTCGTCCCGATCACCGAACTGTTTCAGATTCTCAACTGGGTTTCGTCCCGCTAACACAAAAGGAAATGCCTTCAATGACTACGAACAACAACAACAACACCGCCGCTCTTCCCCTCCTCGCCTCCTACACGCCTGGTCAGATCGAATTCATCAAGTTCCTTCAGACCAATCGCGCTGCACTGACGGTGTACGACACCTGCACCGTGAGCCGCAAGGACTTGGTGGAACTGCTTCAGAAGTCGCCGTACATCGCGGTTCCCGCGTGGATCGCGGCTACGAAGACTCGCCGCGCGGGACGGGGCAACTATCTGATCCCCGAAATCCACGCGGACATCGCCACGCTCACTGTGAACGCGAACAAGCGCGGTCGCAAGCCTGGTTCGCCCAATCAGAAGGGACGAATTGCGCCGCCGACCACGCCTCCGACCGCTCCGACCACCACTGCACAGCCCGAATTCGTCACCAGCAACGCCTGAACAGGAAAAATTCCATGCGAATGATCGCCACAATCCTCACCACTGCCGCGCTTTGCGGTTGCCACACGCAGACCCACATCACCCGCACTGTGCGCCACCCTGATGGATCGGTCGAAACCTACGAGAATCGCTCGGACGGTTACAACTACAACCCCAATTTCACGGGACATTGGGACAACAACTACCAAATTCGTGCAAACACGAATTCGAATCAGCAGTTCTCGGCTGAATTTGCGCCGCAGATGGGTCAGTTCGGTCAGTACAACATCAAGTAAACCACTCGGAGACACAAAAATGGCACTCGGAATGACCACGATCAAGATTCAGCGCGCACGAATCGCGTACCTCATGGCAGAAAACTGCCGTCTGCGCCGTGAATTGGAAAAGTATCGCCGCGCTTGCGATGTTTTCGACTACCGACCGACCCCTGAACCGCCGCCGCAGGAGCGCGACTACGGTTTGGGCGGCTCGGAGTGGGTTGATCCCATCAGCGGGATCGACACTTGGAACGATCCGCGAGGCGCAGACTGAAAAATCCGTCCCTGTAACTCAGTTGGATAGAGTAATTGCCTTCTAAGCAATAAGTCAGTGGTTCGAATCCACTCAGGGACGCTCAAATGCTCATGCACTACACCACTGTTTCGCAAAATCGTGTGCTGCTCTGGCAACAGGGCAGCAATTCACCGTCCGCAACCGTTGCCCGCAACGCCCAAACCGCTTGGATCAGCGGAAATCAAATCATTGTGCAGTTCACAAACGGCTCAACAGGCATTTTTGAAATCACCCGCTCTGGCACGAACGCCTTTCCTGTCCGCATCACTCGCTAAACCACCACACACCATGCCCCGACTGCTTATCTCTGACGCTGACCTCCGTGACGACACCATTGACTGGGACGAATTCGCAAATTCGATCCGCTCCGATGCCGACCCCCGCGAAATCCGCCGCCCCGAAGACGAGGACGAGTGGGAAGACGAGTGGGACGCGCCGCAGTGGGATGACGAAGATCCTGACTAATTAAATATTCAGCATAGGGCATGGGGATTCTAAATAGATGTGGAGGATTTAGACCCCATGCCCTATGCCGACCCCGAAAAACGAAAAGCCCATCGCCGCGAGTACTACGAACGCACCAAAGCACAGACACAGCAGTACTATCTGGACAACAAAGACCGCTTTCGGGAAACCAATCAACGATTGCGGGAACGAAATCGGAAAGCGGTAAATGAACTAAAGTCAAAAATGGGATGTTCTCGTTGTGGGTGGAACGAAGATCCGTGTGGATTGGACTTTCATCACACTGATCCCAAGACCAAGAAAACCACTGTTGCGAAATTAAGCGCGTTCTCTTACGGAACCAAAACTCTAAACGAAGAAATAAACAAGTGCGTATTGCTGTGTGCTAACTGCCACCGTATACTGCACAAACATGGGGACATGGCGTAACTGGCAGCCGCGCTTCACTCAAAATGAAGTACCGAAAGGTGTCACGGTTCGAATCCGTGTGTCCCTATTTCTGAAACACCACCAATGAACACTAAAGAATTCCAATCCACTGCCCACAAGCACCACTGCACCCACTACCGCGTCCTCATGGAGCCGTCCAGTCAAGGCTTCACCACTGTGACCTTCCACTACGATCCCAACGGTGGCTTCACATTCGTGTGGCTCACCTGCACCACGCGGGACGGCTCACCACTCGCAGTGCTAGATGGCGCGTATCGCCTACAGCGCGACTGGCACATCTCCCTGTTCACTGACAATGCGCGTACCGTATGGAATGACCTGACTGCGCGAGGCTGGGTGCTGATTGCACAGGGCTTCCTCGGTATGAAGACTAAATAAAAAGCAGAGACAAGCGGTTCGCCGCCTTGGGGGTTTCGACTCCCATCATCTGCAACGCCCCTGCCTGACTACGCACAGGCAGGGGTTTTTTTATATCCACAGTTTTCTCCGCGCCCAACCTGTAAGCACCAGTTACAGGTTCGCACCACCACACCCACACACTGCGGCTCTCTGCGGCTCTCTGTCGGACAACAGTGTACGGCAGTCTGTGGTGGGGTTTAGTGGGCGCGTTAGCACCGCGAATCCAAAATCACAAAACACATTTCAAAAAATCGCCGTGGGACTCCCACCCCACCCAAGTTTTCAAATATTGGGTTCCCATACCACGCCCCCACAACTTTTCAAATATTCCGAGTGTGTGCCTGAAGAACCGTTTTCTTTTTTTCTTGACTTCTGCACCCCATCACATACACTCCACAGCAATGGACGAACACACACCCACCCGCTGCTGCTCTAAATGCGGCACCACCAAATCGGTGGACGAATTTTCCGTGCTTGGCGGCACACGGTATCTGCGCCCCGAGTGCAAGGGGTGCATGAAGAAATACACGCAGCACATGAAGGAATTGCGGAGTATTTGGGACAAGGTGCGACCAGGCAATGACCACTGCTGTCC